AAATCTAAACATGATACCGTATTAGTTTCTCCTTCTTTTACAGAAGGAATAGATTTAATTGATGAATATAGTAGATTTCAAATTATATGTAAAATTCCTTTTCCATATTTAAAAGATAATTATATAATAGAAAAAATGAAAAAATGTAAAAACTGGTATGAATGGCAAGTTGCAAAAACAATAATACAAGCTTTAGGAAGATCTGTAAGATCAGAAAATGACTATGCAATTTCTTATATACTAGATTCGGATTGGAATTTCTTTTATAACAAAAACAATTTCTTGTTCCCGAAATGGTTTAAAGATTCTATTATTTTTTTATAAAATAAAATTAATTATCCTAAATTATATTAAATGAATTTAAAAAATATTAATATAGATAAGATTTTAATAGGACATAGTGTACATAGAGATACACCTATTCCTCATGAATATAATGAAGAATTGGATGTTTTACCTATATATGAATTAAAAGATTTAGATTATTCTAAACTAAAAGTTTTTTCATTAAATATGAAAACAAAAAAAATTGAACTAACAAGTGTTAAATCAATATTAAAACATGAATTTAATGGACAATGGATACAAAACCTCCAAGGAAATGGAATGGTTATAACAACTCCAAATCATTCTGTATATAATGAAAATTATGAAACTTTTTATCCATATGAAAATGAAACATTAAGAATTCTTACTGTTAATATACCAAATAAATTAATTGAAAATAAAAAGAAATCTTATAATTGGGATATTTATTTTATTAATTTAAATCTATTATCTAAAAATGATAGAAAAGTTATAAAAATTGATTCTAAATATTCATCAAATGATGCTTGGGATATAGAATGTATTGATAATCATAATTTTATAGGTGGACAAAGAGAGCTTTTTGTATTGCATAATACAAATAATTCTTAACATATAGATCTTATAAACAATAAGGCGAAAAATAGTTTTAAATAATAATCAATATTAAAATTAAAAATAAGAAAAGTAAAAAATGAATGAATTTGTACATATTCATTTACATACAGATTTTTCTTGCTTAGATGGATATTCTGATATAAAACAATATATTCAAAAAGCAAAAAAAAATAATATAAAATATTTTTCTGTTACAGATCATGGTAATTGCGCTTGTATTCCAAAATTAATACAAGAATGTAGGGAAAATGAAATAAAACCAATATTTGGATGTGAATTTTATGTAAATAATTTTCATCATTTAGTTCCTAATTTTAAAAATTTATCTGATGAAGAAAAATATTTAGTAAAAAAGAACAATCATTTAATATTAATAGCTAAAAACGATATAGGTTATGAAAATCTAATAAAATTATCTTCTGAAAGTTGGATAAATGGATTTTATTATAAACCTAGAATATCACTTGATTTAATTAAAAAATATTCAGAAGGATTAATATGCACAACGGCATGTTTAGGATCAGAATTATCTCAATATATAATTAAAGAAAAATATAAAGAAGCAATAGATTTAGTAAAAGAATACAAAGATATATTTGGAAAAGATTATTATTTAGAAATACAAATGATTAACATGAAAGAACAAGACGATGTCAATTCATATTTGATATCATTATCAAATAAATTAGATATACCTTTGGTTCTAACTAATGATGTTCATTATTGTGAAAAGTCTGAATTTATTAATCAACAAATACTATTATTATTAAATTCTAAAGGAACAATAAGCAAGCCAGAAGGATTAGAGTTTCATACAAATCAGCTTTGGTATAAAACAATAGATGAATTAGACGAATTATGGGAAAATAATTATAAATCAACTATACCTTTAGAAGAATATAAAGAATCAAAAATAAATACGGTAAAAATATGCGAAAAATGTAATGTTGTAATAGATACAAATCCAAAATTTCCAAAAATAGAAAATGCAGAAAACGAAATATCAGAAAGATGTATAACTGCAATGAAAAAGAAAGGGTTATATAAAAATAAAATATATCGAGATAGATTTTTAAAAGAATATGAGGTTATATTTTCTAAAAATTATTGTTCTTATTTTATGGTAGTAACAAAAATTATAGAATATGTTAAAAACGAATTAAAAGAACAAGTAGGTCCTGGAAGAGGAAGTTGTGGTGGAAGTTTGATATGTTATTTGTTAGGAATAACGCAAGTAGATCCAATTAAACATGAATTATTTTTCGAAAGATTTTTATCTAAAAGTCGCGGCGGTAAATTTGCAAAACTACAATTTGAAGAAAAAGACGAAATAATATGAAAACAATAATTGTACAAAACGATAATCCAATGGACTGTTTAATATATATAATAGATAATTTTATAGAAAACAGTCCTATGTATATAGAAACAGATTTAAATAATATTGATGTTTCTAGTGATTTTTTTAACAAATATAAATCAATGTTTAAATGGCATTTCAATGATTCTTTTAGATCTGTTTTGGTTAAAATGAAAAGACCTTTAACAAAATATGAGTTTTCATATTATAATAGAATATATGACTATTTCGGAGTAAATCAAGAAGAAATAATATCTAGAAATTTTAATAACATAATTTGTAATTGGGATTCTAAATCTGATTACAAAAATCATCCAAAACCATGTTTTTTAACAGCAAAATTTATACAAGAAAAAGAATATATACATTTATCTATAACGTTCAGAACACGAGATATTATTAAAAGATTATATCCAAACTGGATAGCGTTAAGAATTTTTTTTCAAAAAATATGTGATAAACATTGTAAAAAAATGGGAAAACTATTTGATTTTTCTAATCAAATAATCTGTGATTCGAATAAAAGAAATCAAATAATGAATCTAGAAGAATATATAAATTATAAGCGACAGTATTAATATCAATAATTATAAAAATATGGATAAATATAGGAAAATATATATAAACATTAATTCCAAATGTAACTATAATTGTATCGGTTGTTTAATGAGTAAAAATTATAGAAATAAACTTGATTTTATAAGTTTAGATAATATAAAAAATATAATAGAAAATAAATTAAACAAATTGGTAAATGATAATTGTAAAAATATATATGAGATAAGTGGTGGAGAGCCGACTCTACATCCAAATTTTAAAGAAATATCCAAATATATTCACGAAATACCAAATTCATATAAAACCGTTTTATTAACAAATGGAGATAAATTATCAGATAATAATTTTTCTAATGAAATATCAAAATATTTAGATGATTTTGTAATTTCTTTTTATTCTATAGATAAAAAACAACAAGATGAAATTACAAAAGTGAAAGGGTCTTGTTCAAATAAATTAAAAGCTATAGAAAATATAATTCAATTAAATAAGAAAGTTCATATAAAAACAATAGTATCTGCCAAAACATATAAATCAATACCTGAAATAGCTGAATTTTTTGGAAAATTATATGGTAATAAAATACATTTTACAATAAATTCAATACATTTGATTGGAGAAGCTTGGAATAATAAAAATAATCTTGCTATAAAATATACTGATTGTAGTCATTATATTGAAAAAGCAATAGATATAGCGTCATTATATAAAATGACTGTTAGTTTGTTTTTTCCTGCATGTATGATAGATCCAGCGTATTGGGAATTTCTTCCTATTAATTATGTAGAATCTATAAAAAGATCATATTCAATAACGCCAAATGGAGAATTAAATAAAGCTGGATTATTATTAGATGAATTTATAAATAAAAACAAAACATGCAATGAATGTATAATTAAAGATAGGTGTAATTGGCCATGGGAAGAGTATATAAAAATATTTGGCGATAATGAAATAATTAAAGGAGTAATAAAATAATATGAATAATAATAAAAATAAAAAAAATAAAAATACAATCATGGTGTTTTCTAAAAAACGAAAATGTTTTATAAAATTCGATGTAGTTCCAAATAAAATTAAAAAAGAGCTAATCGAAAATATTGGATGCAGTAATTCAGATTATGGTTAGAAAGATATATAAATGTTAAAAAAATGGATTTATGATAATTTATATGATTATAAAAAATCACAATTAACACCATCTAGATGTAATTTTAACTGGTTTAAAAAGAGAAATTTAGAAAACTATTATTACAAAATAATAGAAAGTACTGGTTTTTTAGACAAAAATTCGGAATTAAAAGAAAGAATATATTATATAACTAATAATATCAATAAACAAATAACTTGTAAAAATTGTGGAATTAATATAAAATATTATAGGAAATTCTGTTCTACAAAATGTTCAAGTAAATCTATAGAAGTTAGAAATAAAACCGCAAAAACGAATATGAAAAAATATGGAAATTCATGTTCTTTAAATAATGAAATTGTTAATTATAAAAAAAACAAAACATGGTTAAAAAAATATGGATGTAATCATATATTTCAAAATGAAAAAATTAAATTAAAAATACAAAATACATTAAGAAAGAAACACAACAATGATTTAATAACAAACCAAGGACAAGTTCATTTAACAAAAGATATAATAGAGAAAATTAACAGTAAAGAATTTTTATATAATGAATATGTTATAAATAAAAAAACATATTCAGAAATAGCTAGGGATGTTGGAGTAAGCACAAGAACTATATGGCTACATGCAAAAAGTTTTAACATACAATCGAGAACAAGCTCGTTTAGATCATCTTATGAAAATGATATAATGAGCTTCATTCCTAGTAATTTTATAATATTAAAGAATGTAAAAGACATAATACCACCATATGAACTAGATTTATATCTTCCTGATTATAAGTTAGCGATTGAATTTAACGGAATATATTGGCATTCACATAATAATGAAAAAAATAATGTAATAAATAGACATTATATAAAAACAAAACTATGTAAACGAAAAAATATTAAATTATTACATATATTTGAAAACGAATGGATAAATAAAACAAAAAGACAGGTATGGAAATCAATAATTAATAATAAATTAAATAAAAATATATCATTAAATATTAATGATTGTAATATACAAGATATAAAAGATATAAATATTATAAATAATTTTATAAATGATAACAGCATAACATGTTTAGATAAATTTAATTTATGTGTTGGATTATATAATAATAATGAACTATTGTCTATTTTATATGGATATTATAAAAATAACAAATTAATTTCTGATTTTTGTACTAAAAACAATCATTTTATAAAAAATTCAAAAAAAGCATTAATTGATTTTTTTATACAAAAATATAAACCATATAAAATAATAACAAAAATAGATTTAAGATATAATGATATAACTGACTATGAAGAATTAAATATGAAATATATAAGATATGAAAAACCAACATTTATGTATATAAAAAATAATAAATTTTATGGCGAAAAAAATATAAATCCTATATTTGAAAATGAATATAGAAAAATATGGAATTGTGGTAAAATTATTTTAGAATGGAGAAGTAATTAAATATGTCTAAAAAAGAAAGATTAGAAAACGATGGAGAAAAAAGAATTATTAATAAAACAGATCTTCGAACAGATACTGCGACAAAAAGAGTTTACATTCATAGGGATTATATCGCTCATGTATTAAGATATACTCATGTTGTTAAATGGTTTCAGAAATTAAAAAACAGAAAAGACAATTTAAATATTTTAGATATGGGTTGTGGAAAAGAATTTCCTATATTAAGAATGTGTTATACTAATAAATTAAAACCACAATATTATCTTGGTTTAGATATAAGAAAATTAAATTTTGATGAATTTCATAAAGAAATGAAACCTAATTTTGATTATGAATTTCAGCAATATGATTTTATTAATCCTTTACCAAAATGTAAAAACGGAAATTGGGATTTTATTATATTTTTAGAAGTTTTAGAACATAATTCTAAAGAAGCAGGTATAAAAATATTAGAAAATATTAAAAATATAATGAATCCAGATACAATATTTATTATGTCAACTCCATCATTTAATGGAAAAGCCGCTGAAAATCATATATATGAATGGGAATATCAAGAATTAAAGCAAGAATTAGAAAAAACATTTATTATAGAAAATCATTATGGGACATTTGCGTCTCAAAAAGATATAGAAAATGTTATGTCTGATTGTGAAAAAGAAATATATGAAAAATTAAAAGATTATTATGATAGCAATTTCTTGTCTGCTGTTTTTGCACCAATTCACCCATATGCGTCTCGTAATTGTTTATGGAGACTTAGATTAAAATAAATCATATAAATCAATACCATTAAAATTTATAATAATATTTTATTATTAATATAATATATAATATTATGATAGGAAGATCGTATTTTTGTGTAAGTTGTGGATATAAAAGTTCTAACTCTAATTCTTTAATTAAAGGAAAAGGAGGATGCTCCAGCTGTGGTAAATCTAATTATAAGTGCCCAAGATGTGGAATGATTATGAAAATGAAAAAAATAGAAATACAAAATAATAATGTTTTTGAAAAAGCTATAAGCCCAAATATTGGAATAAAAGAAGGTTATTACGGTAATATTAGAATCAAAAGAGCATAATATTATAGAATATAAGTACGTTTGTATTTTATGTTCTTATTCTTCTATAAATACAAGTAATCTTAAAAAAGTAGAATGCAAAGAATGCAAAGATAAAAAAAACAATTTCAATTATCTTTGTCCATTGTGTCAATATCCTTTATTAAAATATAAATTAAAAAAATAAAGCGAATATTTTAATTATATTAGAACTAGAAATGTAATTAATTGTATTTATAGGAATAATTATGAAAGAAAAATTTCTTATAATAGATACCTATAACATGATTATAAGGTCTAAAAATTCAAAGGGAAAAACAATAGAATTATTTATAAAAACATTATATGATTCTATATTATTATTTAACCCAACAAGGGTTATTATGCCTATAGATGATTATGTTGGAAATAGTTTTAGAAGAAAAATATTACCAACATATAAACAAAGAAATGATAAACAATTATTAAATCATAGTTTAGATTATAATTTTAAGAAAGAAAAATTTTCAATATTAAAAATTATAAAAACAATATTGCCAGTATATTTTTTGAAATATAAAGGATATGAAGCTGATGATATAATATCTATTATATGTAAAATAATTTCCGACAATATTGATATAATAATTTGGTCGAATGATCTAGACCTGGTTCAATTACAACAAAAATTTAACAATGTAAAGGTTTATGATCCAAAATCTAAAAGTTTCTTTAAAAGTCCTAAATATAATTTAGCTTATTATAAATCAATTATTGGAGATAAATCAGATAACATACCTGGAATTATAGAAATGAATCATAAAATGGCAAAAAAAGCTTTAAGTTCATACAGCGAGTTTATAAGATTAATTGCAAGTGATCCAATAAAATATATAAAATATAAAAATAATTTAAAAATAATAGATTTAATAAATAATAATCTTGAAATTCCAAGTAATTTAATATTTATATTAGAATCAAGTGTAAAATATCATCAAAAGGCATTTGAAAGAATATTAAAGAACAATAAAATATATAGTATTATAAAACAAATTAATGAATATCATCAAGCTTTTTATTATTTAGAAAAATATAGTGAAATAAAAGGAGATAACTTTTTTAACAAAGGAGCTGGTAAATGAATGAAAGATGTCATGGAAAAAGAATTTTTATAGATGAAAATAATAATAAATATATTGGATTTAATAAAGATGATTTAGAATATGAAAGAGAAATATTAAAATCAATAATGAACAAAGAAGAAAATGTATTAATTAATTTATGGGCAATGAATAAAATAATATTGATAAATGATTTTATAGAAGAAAATCAATAATATGAACATTTATGTTAATACTGGCGGAGTAGAAGCTTTAATTATTACTGATAATTTAAAAAAATGGATAAAAAATACAGATTATAATAATTCTGGATATGTTGATTTCAAGATATCTAAAGTATTTAAAAATATAGAATTTAATTATATTAGTATTTATAATTTTAATGAAATATTTAAATCACTTGATTATAATAAAATATTTTGTTTTGGAAATAAAATTTATTTAAAATCGAAAAATAATTATTATTTAATAATAAGTTTGTCTAAATTTGGGTATTTTAGTGAAGATAAAAAGTCCAAACATTATATAATGTTTAAAATAAACGATGTTCCTTTATATTATAATGATATTTTATATTTTGCAGATACAATATCTTTTTTAAACAACGAAAACATTCCATATAATATGTATAGTCAAATTAAAAATTCTTTAGAATGGAGAGATGAAGATGCTGCATTTAAATTTACAAGAAAATGTAGAATGTCTGATAAAAGATTAAATCTACCAATATTTAGATGTATGATAAATAATAGAATTATACAGGGTATTAATGATATTTATGCAAGTGAATCATTATTTGAATCAAAAATTCCTATAAATAAAAAGATAAAAGATTTACATGATAGAAAAATATTTGAAATAATATCAAAATGCCAAGAAATAATGAGAAAAAGCTATATGTTAGGAGGATTTATAGAAAAAGGGCGCGAAAGTCTTGGGCCAAAAGGATATGGTAAAAAAATATTAAAAGTTTATGGAAAAAAAGGAAAACTATGTGAAAATTGTAAATCTGGAATTATACAATCAAAAAAAATTAAACTATCAAAAAACACTTTTATAAAAATGTATTATTGTCCAATTTGTCAATCGGAGAAAAACAATGAATAAAAAAATAAAAGATATGACTGTTGAAGAATATAAGGAATATAGACGAAAATATGCAAAAGAATACAATGAAAGAAAGAAAAAAGAAAAAGAAAAAAATCATCATGATAATGTAATAAAAAAATTAAAAGGAAAAGCAAAAAAACATTATATATCAGAAATGTCTTCTGAAGATGAAAAAAATATAAAAAAAATAGATGATAATAAATTTAATTTAATAAATTGGCCAAATGGAACTTTTTTTCCATTAAAGGTTCTTTATAATTCGGCAAATTTATATTTAGACTATACAGGATTTGATGCATTCATTGAAGTAACAGGATGTGTTGAAATAAGAGGAGAAGGAAAAGATAAAAAAATAATATTAGGAATAAATATAATAGTTATATCAGGAAGTTCAATTGGTCGATATTTTAAAACATATAATATTTGGGAAAAAGATATAACATACATGAAAGAAAATATAACATCTAAAAATTATTTCAAAGAATTATTACCAATGACTCAAAAAGAATGTAGTGAAATAAAAAAAATGTCATTTGAAAAATTTATAACAACATGTATAGAATATTGCAATAAAGAAAAACAAGAAGCTGTTGATATAATATGGAGTTCTATAACGCCAGAATGTGAAAAAAAATATGGAATTACATTAGAAAAAATAAATTCTATTGCAGATGTAAAAGTAAATAAAAATAAAATAATTAAATATTCTAAAAAAATAAAGAGAAAAAAATAATTATAATCCTTTTATTTATTATAATATATATTATAAAACTCAGCTGAACTAAAATAAAATTGCGATTTCTGTTCAGCGAATCGGTTAAAAGGAGTAAAATATGTATAAAAATAATTTTGTAGTATGTATTAAAGATTGTAATGGACAAGTTCTTAGAGAAACAAACAACAATGAAGTTTATCTACCGTTTTATTCAGAATATTCTATAAAGATAAAAAACAAAAATGATTATGATTGTATTGCGTCAATATTTATAGACGGAATAGATATTCTAAATGGTTCGTTTTTATTTATTAAAAAAGAAGACGAAACAGAAATAGAAAGATTTTTTTTAGATGAAAATGAAAATAATGGAAAAAAATTTAAGTTTGTTCCTTCTGATAATATAAAAGAATCAGATAAAAATGAAAATGGAATAATAAGAATAAAACTACTAAAACAAAATAATAATAATACATATACGTATTATTATCCATATTATGATCCATATAGGATTTATAAACCATATAGTCCAACATATCCAGTATATTCATGTTCAAAAACAACAAGTGAATATGAAACATTAAGCTTATATTCTGGAAAAACAGAGGAAGGATTAGAATCTAACCAATCATTTTTTAAAAAAGATAATATAATATATAGTGATTTTACTGAAATTATAATTAAATTGAAACATAATGACAAAACTTTAACAATAAATAATACTAAAAATAAATTTTGTAAAAATTGTGGAAAAAAAATGAAAATAAAAGATTTTTTTTGTTCTAAATGTGGAAATAAATTATAAAAAGATAAATTTAAAGGAAATAATATATGAAAGAAAATATAGTATCTCAAAAAGAAATAGAAAATCTTACATTAATAAATTCAAATTTTGCATCATCAAACAGGCAATTAGTAAAACAATTTAAAGAAATAAATAAAAAATTATTTTTATATGAAAACCAAATAAAATTAATAAAAAAAGATATTGATGATATTAAGAAAGAAAATCAAATAAAATTAAACATAGCCACCATACAACGTAAAGATCCTATAGAAATCGAAAAAACAAAATCTAAAATAGAAATAATAGACAAAATAAATAATATAATTAAAGAAAGACTAAATTTTATTTAAATAAATGTAATTTTGAATAAATTCTTTTAGCAAGAATATTATTTGAAATTATGTTTTCTGCTTCTATCCATCTCTTTTCTAAAACAAATACTGCATATTTTACTGCTAATATTGCATAATTATTTTTTAATATTTCTTCTTCTAATTTTTCCCATCTTGTGTTTTTAACGATTTGCTCGTGATGTTTTAAATATTTAATAATATATGGATATTCAAACATTTTACCAGAAAACATAAGTTGACCTTTTATTGTATTAGCATCATATTCTAAACCACGCCTGTTAGTTCCATAGCTGATAACATTTCCTTTTTAAACTTTTACAAATTCATTATATTTAAAACCATGAGTATATCCTCCTTTAGGAATCTTATATATTCCATCTTCAACCTGTTTATTTTTTTCATCGAAAAATTTTTCTACAGCTTTAATAAAACCAGGAACATTTGTTCCATAAACCTGTTTATTTATTACATAATAAGGTTTCTTTTCAGGATATTCTTTATTATAATACGGTTTAATAAGAACTCTACATATTGGATTTCTTATTTGAGTATCTCCTTTTCTTATAAGATATGCTATAACTGTCCCTTCTTTAACTTCTTCTTCTACAACATTATCTTTATTATATATATTTTGACAACTAGTCCATCCTTTGTTTGTAGACATACCAGCAACATCCGTAGGGTGTTTAGAAATAGCAATAAAAAAATCTCCACCAGAAGAAGAAGATCTTCTCGATGCAGATCTATATTTATCTTCAGAAAAATCTTTTAATAATTTTTTTAGTTATCTTAATAATTCTGATAATTCTATAATTCTTTTTTCTTTAACATTTAAATCTTCAATATTTAATAAATTACTTATCTCTTCTCTTAATACCATTATTTCTTTTTCTATTTCTGTTATTTTTCTTTGTAATAATTTTCCTATTGAAATTTTTCTTATTATTTCTTTTCTTTTTCCATCTATTTCTTTTATTTCTTTTTTTAATGCAATACCAGATAAATAATCATATGTCTTATAACCAATATTATTTAAATATCTATTTATTTCATCGTAAGAAGAATTTTTTTCTACATAATTTACATTTTCTATTTTAAAAGGAATATAAATCCTATAATTATTACCAAATATTTCTTTATGAACATTTTTATAATAAAAATGAGTTCCTTCTGCTTGTTTAGCAATTCTAGTATATTTTTTATCTAGTCTTAAACTTCAAAGACTTTCATATAATTTTCTAAAATATTCTGAAAACCTCATATTATATTATATAATAATCTAAAAATTTCATATTATTAATTTAATTTTGGATCTATTCCTCTATCCAAACAATAATGTTTCCAATATTTTTCGTTTTGTTTTAATATATCTTCTGCTTCTGGAACTCTTACTTTTTTTATAAAATTAGCTACAACAAGATAAGCAAAAGTTGCATGTATATCTTTAAATACAGATTTTTCAAATTCTTTATCTCTATGACCTAATACTTTTATTAAATAAAGACAAGAAGCCAAAGGATCAGTTAAAATAATATCTTCTGCTTCTGGCCATCTTTCTTCTAAAACAAATGCAGCATATTGAGCTGCCAATATTGGGTCCTTGTCTTTTAATACCTGTTCTTCTAATTTTTTCCATGTTTTATTTATAAAAGATTTATTATGTTCTTCTTCTTGAACCTTAATAAACAATGGATATTCTTTCATTTTATTTACAAAATCTTTTTTTATAATATCAGAGTCGATTATATTATTCTTATAAATATTATAACCAACAATATTACCTTTTTTAAGTTTTATAAAATCTCCATATTGAATTGAAGATTCAAGATTATGTGATTGTGGATTACGACCATATAATCCAGTCATTTCTTTAGATATTTTGTCATTAATTTCATTAAAAAATTTCTTTACCGTTTCAACAAAACCTGGAACATTTGCTCCATAAACCACGTCACTTGTTATAAAATATGGTTGTTTTTCTTCTTCTTTATATTTAAAAAATGGCTTAATAAGAACTCTACATATTGGGTTTGATATTTGTTTGTCTTCTTTTTTTATAAGATATGCTATAATAGTTCCAGATACAGCTTCTTGAATTGCTAGAGATCCTGCCATACAGCTAGTCCATCCTTTATTAACAGACATACTACCAACATCTATTGGATGTTTAGAAATAGCAACAAGAAAATCTTCAGAAGATTTTCTTGCCAAAGATCTTGCTGGATCTTTAACAAAATTTTTTAACAATTCTTTTGCTAATTCCAATGATTCTGATAAATTTTTAATCTCTTCTTTTTTAATTTCTATTTTATCGGTATTTTTTTCTTTTGATAATTTTTTTATTTCTTCTTCTAATAAATCTATTTCTTTTTTCATTTTTGTTATTTTTCTTTCTAACAATTTTCCTATTGTTATTTCTCTTACTACATTTTTTCCAAACATGTAATTATTTTGTTTTTTACTTATAGCAATACCAGACGAATAATCATCTATCTCATAACCAAACTTATTTAAATAATTATTTAATTTGATATACGAAGGGAGATTTTTTATATTATCGTTGTCTTTTTCTTTAAAAGGAATATAAATTCTTGATTTATCACCAAATATTATTTTATGAATATGTTTATAAGAAGATCCTATTAATTTTCTAATTTCTTTAGTAAATTTACGATCTTTCCTAAAACTTCCAAAACCTTCGTATAACCTTTTATAATATTCTGAAAATTTCATATTATTTATTTATAAGCGAAAACAAAAAAAATAATAAATTCTTTACAAATTTATAAAAATTAAGGAAAAATAAATTGGAAAAATTAAAAAAAATAGCAATTGAAAAATCAAAAGATAATAAGAAATATATAAAAAGATTAAATATTGAATTTGAAGAAATAGATAAGGCCGGTTTATGGAACTATTTCAAAGAAATAATTAAATCAAATAAAAAATTTCATAATACTAATAATTTATTATGTGCATACTTGTGGGGAATATGTCCTGAAAATCCAATAGATAAAGACGAAGAATTAAAATGGTACTATAGTAATGAATATCCAGATATAGACGTAGATTTTTCTCCAGAATCTAGAGATAAAATAAAAGAATTTTGCGCAAAAGAATTTGGAGAAAATAATGTTGTATCAATAGCAAATTATAATCATTTTGGAATAAAATCCGGAATAAGAGACATTTCAAGGGTATTAGAAATACCATTAGAAGAGGTAAATGAATGTACAACAAAACTAAATGATGATGTAAATGACATGAAATGGGAAGATGCTATAAAAACATATCCCGTACTGGAACAATTTGAAAAAGAACACCCAAAAGTATGTGAATTAGTCAAACAATTTAATGGAAAAGTAAGATCTATAGGAAAACATGCTGGAGGATTAGTAATATCATCTTGTGATTTAACTAAAACAATACCGTTAATAACAAGAGAAAATCCAGAAAGTGATAAAAAATTTATATTATCTTCATTTTCAGAAGGTCAAAATAGATCTGATTTAAAAACAATGGGTTTAATAAAACAAGATATACTTGGATTAGATAATCTAAACTATATAAGTACTTGTTTAAAATATATGGAACAAAGAGGAAAATATGATCCTAAAAAGGGAATATTTAGAACAAAAGAAGACGGAGAAAATTGGGAAGATGAATCATATTTAAACGATCCAGAGTCAATAAAAGTAGCAAATAATGCAGATTTACAGCTTGTATTTCAATTTGATTCTGATGGAATAAGAAAATTAGTTAAAAAAACTGGGGTTAATAATTTTTATGATTTAGTAGTATTTAATGCGCTGTATAGGCCTGGTCCTTTAAACTGTTTGGAAGAAAATACTAAAATACTTACAAATAATGGATATGTTGAAATAAAACTTCTATCAAATAAACATAATAAAATTGCCTATATAGACAATAATGGAAATATTAAGTATACATCCAAATTTATAGTAAAAAAGAAAAATAAAACAAAAAAAATATTAAAAATATCAACGAGTGAAAATGAAATATTATCTTCATTAGATCATAAGTTTCTTAATAAAGATAATAAATTTATTGAAGCAAAAAGATTAAAAATTAATGATGAAATAAAAACAATATGAAAAGAATTCCATGGAATAAAGGTCTAAATAAATATAATAATAAAACAATGGCTATAATAGCTGAAAAAGTAAAAAAATCTTATGATAAAAAAAGAAGAAAAGAATATTCTGATAAATTAAAAGAAAAATATAAAAACGGCGATATATTAACTCCAGAAAAAAGAAGAAAAGTAATATTATGTGGATCTAAAGCTTGGGCTAATAAAGTAAAAAACGCTTCACTAGAAGAAAGGAAAAAAATATTATTTAATTTTATTACTGCTGGAAATAATGCTCAAAAAGAAAGAAGAAAACATCTAACTCCAGAAGATTATCAAAGATTATATCCGTTTGCGAAAGGAATAGCGAAATATTATAATTGCGATAATTGTGGAAAAAAAGTAATAAAATGGTTTGGTGGTAAAAAAAGATCAAATAAAAGATTTTGTTGTAGAAAATGTTATACCGACTTTTTAAGAAAAAATCCATCATATGGAATAAATAACAAAAAACAAATTCTTTTTTATTCTAAAAAAATGTTATGTCATTTTAAACTTTTATCTAGTTTAGAAAAATATATAGCAAATATATTAGAAGAATCAAAATGGATAAAAACATGGAGCGCAAACTCTATATGTATTCAATATGTTGATAAAAATAAAAAGAAAAGAAGATATTATCCTGATTTTTTCTTTAATGATAAATACATTTTAGAAGTAAAATCAAATTATGTAGAAAATATAAATAAAAATAAAGATAATTTAAATAATAAAAAAATGGAAGCTAGAAAATACTGTAAAAAAAATGGATTTGTATTTTTATATTGGAAATTTAATAAAACAGATGAAAAAAGTGTTATAAAAGATCGTAGAATTAAATTTTTATTTGGCGAAATAAATCAATAATACAAAATAAAATCATGATTAAAATAAAAAAAATACAATCAATAAAAAAATTAGAAGAAAAACAAACATGTTATGATATATGTTTATTAGAAAAAGATACATATATTAATGAATCTAATTTTATAGCAGAAGGTTTTATAGTTCATAATTCTGGAATGGCAAATGCTTATACTGAAAGAAGAAATGGAAAAAAAGATTATAAGACACATGAAATATTAGATAAAATAATAGGAGACACACAATATGTTATAATATATCAAGAACAATTATTAAAAATAATGAATGTTATTGGAAATATTTCTTTACAAGACTGTGAAATGATAAGAAAAGCAATGGCCAAAAAAAGAGAAAAAGAATTCATAAAATATAAAGAAATATTTATTGAAAATGGACAAAAAACCCTAGAATGGAGCAAACAAGAAATAGAAGAATTATGGAATCAAATGATTACATTTGCAGATTATGGATTTAACAAATCTCACTCTGTTGCATATACTATGATATCTTCAAGATGTTTATATTTAAAGACTCATTATCCAGAAGAATATTTTGCTGCAGTTTTAACGCATTTAAAAACTGGAGATGAAAGAATAAAAAAGTATATACAAGAAGGAGAAAAAAAAGGACTTGTATTTATACCGTTAGATATAAATAAATCCAAAACAGGATTTATACCAACAGAAAATGGAATTATAATAGGATTTGATAAAATAAAAGGAATCAAAAAAGAAGCCATAGAATTAATAAACTTACAACCATTTCATTCTTTTGAAGATTATTTAGAAAGATATGGATTATCAAAAATAACTGCAGAAATATTAATAAAGGCAAATGCTTTTAAAAATTTTGAAAATAATATTAAAATATTATTAGAATATTTTAATTATAGAAGAAGCATAAAAGAATCTGATTGTGGAATGGGTAAAAATGATTTTGGAAAAATGTTTAAAGAAATAAAAGGATTAAAATCATGCCCTAAGAATATCTATGAACAATTTTTACAATTATGTGATAATAAAAGTAAAATAAAATATAATATATTATTAGATTTTATTAAAAATAATAAATTTGATTTTACAGAAATAGACAAAAACACAATTTTAGAATATATTGAAAAACATAAAAATATATTTAACTTATCTATAATGACATTAGAAGAATTTAAAAAACAACAACATATTCAAGAAATATCTGATTTTTCATATGAAGAAAAATGTGAATTTGAAGAAAAACTATATTCTTTTTATTTTAATCATCCAATAGAAAATTATCAAATAGAAGGAAAACAAATATCAGATGTTATAGAAAATGATTTGGGAGGAATTATTGAAGGAATAATAAAAGATATAGTAAAAAAGAAAACAAAAAACGATAATTCATATTATATTTTAACTATAGAAGATAAATATGATCAAATTAAAGTTTTACTATGGTCAAATCAATATAATAAGTATAAAGATATAATATATAAACAATCTGCTATAAGATTAAAAATTAAAAAAAGCCCTTATTCAGCATATAATTTATCAGATGATGAAAATATTAAAAGAATAAGGAAAAAAGACGAATTATCTGAAAAAAAAGAAAAAGAAATAAAATTAAAAGAAGAATTTGAAAAACTATTAATAGATTTAGATAATAAATAAAATGGAGGAAAAATAATGCCTAATTATATAGAATGGGGAAAAGACCCAGAAAAAGGAATGTCTTTATTTGGATTTTCTTGTAAAGCCGTTCTAGAAGGAAAAAAACTAAAAAGTGAAATAATTGGATTGTTAAAACAAGGAGAAGTTGGTATAAGAAAAGCCATAGCTCATTTTAAATCTGAATCATTAGCGTGTTCTGATGAATCAATTAATGTTGTTATGAGAATAAAACAAGATATGAAAAATAACAATATAGATTATATTTATAAGAAAAGCTATGTTTATACAATCAATAGGGTTTTTTGGGCACACGATAAAGACGTTCCAAAAAATGATCCGAGATATTGTAAATTAGAAATAATTGATTGTAATAAAATAAATAAAGATAAATATATGAAATCAAACAGACAATTTGACGCAAAAAATTTTATAAAAGACTTTTCTAATCCAGAATTTTTAAAAACAAAAAAGAGTAAAAAGAATTTCTTTATAAAAGAAGAAATACCAGAATCAAACATTCCAAACGAACAAATCGACCAAGAATGGAACAATAATCAAAAGGAAGGATCTTTAAATACAAAAATTGAAAGAAGAAGAACAAAAAATTGAATTTCATCCATATGAAAATATTAATATTAATTTTAAATCTAAGTATGTATTTTTATATTATGAAAATACTAAAAAAGATAAAATATTTTCCTTTTGCCAATTACTGATAAATAAATATAAAAATTTTGGAATTATATATACAAACAGGGGAATATTAATTAATTTAGAAAAAGTTAATATTAATAAATTAAATATTAATGATTATGATAATATTATTAATAATGGAATTATTGCTATAAAAAACGAATTAATAGAATATATTTATTAAATGTTAATAATTTCATATAAAAAACAAGATGAAAAATTAAACATATATGATCATAAAAAAAATTTATATATAATTAATAAAAAAGATATAGAAATTAACAAATTAATAGGAAAATTTGTAGAAATAATAAACGAAAATATAGAAAAAGAAATTATAAATATAATAACTAAATATTATAAAAAATTTAATTATATTTTGTTAATTAATAACAATATAATAAATTTTAGTCATATATTTGATTTAATAAATAAATTAAAAGAACCATGGTTAATATGTGGAAATATTATTAAAGAAAAATATTATAATGACAAATTTATACCAGAACACTTTAATATTAATTGTTTATTAATAAATTGTAATAAAATAAATATAAGCGAAATAAAAGAACAAATAATAAAAGATATAAATTTTCCTATTTTTTCAAAAATAATATATTCGAATAGAAAAAAATGTATTGATAAAAACATAATGAAAATAAATAAAAACAATTTAATAATAATTTAGGAGATAATATGAAAATAAAAAATATTAATGAAATTGTACCTACAATTTCTTTATTAAATGAAGAAGAAAAACAAAACGCAAAAAAAGAATGGTATACTATTTTACATGAAATGTTTGATTGGCAAAGAATGTTTGGAGATTATTGTTTTAAAAAAAATAATATAAAAGACAATGACGGAAATATATTAGAATTTAATACAATATTTAAAGAATTTCAAGAAAAAAAATTCGGACCAAATGATCTCCCAAACGAATGGATAAAAAAATTTCACGAATGTATGGTAAAAGAATTAGAAGAAATAGAAGAATTATTACCATGGAAACATTGGTCTAAAGAATCTATTGGAGAAAAAACATATAAAGATTTAACAAAAGACGAAAGACTAGGAATGTTAAAAATAGAACTTGTTGATATATGGCATTTTTTAATGAGCGCTATGATGTGTGTTGGAATGGGACCAAAAGAATTACATGAATTGTATATTTCTAAAAATAAAGTTAATTTTGAAAGACAACAAAAAGAATATAATACAGCTAATAAAAACGAAGATGATAATATAAATATAACAAAAAAAATTAACTAAATTTTATAAAATTTATTATTTGAATATTCCATAAGTTGAAGTATTTTATTTGTTTTTTTCATATTAATCTCGTCTCTCCATATTCGTAATCTTGTATATTTTTTCAACAAATCTGAATAGATTTTAATAAAATCTTTATTAATAAAATGATCTATTATATGTACTGAAAATTCATTACCAGAATTATAAATCATTTCTATTCCATCTAGAAATTCATGCATATTAAACATCTTTCCAGTAGGATGACAAGAAACTATAAATTTTATTTTTTTATTTATAATTTTTTTTAAATTATTAATATTATATATTGAAGTAAACAATAATATATTTTTAGAATATTCTAAAAGTATATCAATTATTTTATTAATATTTTTATGCAACAAAGGTTCGCCTCCAGCTACTTCTATTATTAAATTAGAATTAGGAAAATTAACTTTAAAATCATTAAATAATTTTAAAGTTAATTCTACTGGAATACTTTCTTTCGATAAATTGTTTGGATATTTTACACCACAATATACACAATCATTAAGACAAGTAGTAACTGGATGAAAACTCATTCTTATTATAGAATTATTATATTCACTTGTCTTTTCTGATCTAGTAGTATATGATAAATCACAATCTATCTTGCATTCTTTATAATATTTACAACTAAAATCATTGCATAATTTAAAATTATTTTTTATTGAATATATCTCTATATTTTTATGAAAAAACTTATGGCATCTAAATACTTTCCAATCATCTGTTTTTTCAATAACAAACCAATTATTTCCTGCAGAACAATACATATATTAAATTTTTTCAAATTTTTTTTCAATTTCAACATTATTTGATGATTTATATAAACTATAAATTGTAAAGTTTTTACATCTATGTCCAATACAGTGTTTTTCATAATAAATATTAAAATTATATTTTTTTTGAAAAACTTGTTGTTTAATGAATTTTTTAATTTCATCAATATGATCATTATTATCTATATGAATATTAAATGTTTCTAAATCTTCTTGTTGAATTATTTGTAAATAATCATGTTTTTTTATTATATCCTTTAATATTATTAATTTATCAGTAAAATCTATTAATTCTCCTTTGTGGTTATATAAACATGTAATCATACATGGTTCAAAATTAAATTTTCTATAATAACTTCCACATTCACATAAATGAAATTCGTTTTCTAAAGGATAAATATTATCTGGATTTCCATCTTTTTCATTCCACCAAGTATTATAAAAATTAAATAAATCTATTATTTTTCTATCTTCTGTACAATAAAACAGATTTTCCATCCAATGCATGTTTCCATATGGACAAGTATAAAAAGCAGTACCTTCTTTCCAACTCCTCATTTGATTAACATATGGTATACCTAATTCTTTTAATATATTAAAATCAAAATATTTATTATCTGTTTCAGTTGTAGATATTACAGACGCTGTATTTTTAATCAAATCTATAAAATTATCATATCTTAAAAGTTCATGTAATGTCATAGGAGTACATATATAACAAACATTGTTTAAATAATAAAAATCTTTTAAATTATTATATGGATTAATATAAAAAGCTTTTCCCTCGGATTGTATTTCTTTGTCATTAATATATGAATTGATATTATATATTCTTAAATATAACTTGTTTTGTACATTATAAAATCTATGCATATAATTCCATATCAAATCACATATAATTCTAAAATTTGGACCCCATTTATACATAACATGAGAACATTTAGTTGATCCATTAGATTTTAATTTTACATAATTACAAAAGTTATTTTTTAATTTTTTATATATTTTTTCTAGATCATATAAGTGTTTATATGAAATTTTATTTTCTTGAATAAAATATCCTAAATTTTTTATACTATCTATTGGATTATTTATATATTCTTCATATTTTTTTATATATTCGTTATACATATATTTAAAATTTTTATTTTATGTTTTTGTGTTATAAAATAAATCATAATATTTTTCTTTATATTTATATAAATCTAAACTAGTAACATGTAAAAAATCAAATTTTTTAAAATATTTGATATTATCAGTATTAAATGTTTTATTAGTACATACATCTAAAATAATTCCAGTATTTATATTTAATCTAGTATAAGTAAGATTAAATATATTATTATATAATAAATTATATAAATTAGTTATCCTATATTTTAATAATAAATAAGCCATTAATATTTCATCATTTCCTTGATATATAGGAAAATTATTAATACATTTATAATATTTTTTTGCTTCATTTAATAAATTATAAATAGTTTGATTATTTTTAATTTCTTTTTTTAATATTTTTATAAAAAAATCAAAATATTTTTTTGAAAATAAAATTAAAAAAAATTTAATATAACTATAATAATCTTTTTTAAAATTATTTATATCAAAAACGGAAAACATGAATTTATCTTTTATATTGTAATTTCTATTTTTATTTAAATTATTTTTTAGTTTTAATATTTTATTTTCAAAATCTAAACGATTTATATTTAATATTGTATCAATATCTAATATAAAATAATAATCATATTTATTTAATAAATTATTGTTTATTGAAAATATAGTATAAAATCTTTCTATATAAGTATCATTTATGTTTTCAATTTTATTTTCTAATAATATACAATCATATCCATTGTTTTTACAATGAAATTCTTGCATTTTATATGCATCATAATAACTATTATATAATTTATTTTTACATATTGAAAATATACACAATACAGACATAAATATTATATATTATTTAAATAAGAGTTGTTGTTAATAATTATTAATTATACTGATTTAAAAGCTATTGATATATCATAATAATTTTCATCTTCATAACAAGAATAATTCCAACAACAAGAAATAAATTTAATATCTTTATTTAATACTTCTTTTAATGAAGATTTCAACTTAATAACATAATCACTATCATTTGCAATATATTCTGGCAATTCGTCTTCTGTTATTGTAAAATGAATATCTATTTCACTTTTTTGAATATTTTTTGATGTTAAAAATTGAGACCCAGAAATTTTTAAATTCGTTAGATTTTTTGAAAACGCAGAATTTAAAAAATTTTTAATACTATCTACGAGTTTTTCATTTTTCATATTTTACCTCCAGCCTGAAAAATTGGCATTAACAACAACTCTTATAATAAATAAGAAATATTATTAGTCTTTTTTTATAATATTTATAAAATTTTCATCATTTAATAATTCACATGGATTGTCTGGCAATTTTCTATAATATAAATAATATACATATTCATATATTTTTATACATGTATCAGGATCTGCTAAATGTAATAATTTATGATGATTTGAACATAACATTACTATATTTATAGAACTATCTTTTCCTCCAAGACATATTGGATTAACATGATGATATTCTTTTTTTTCTTGAGAATCACAACAAACACACTTTCCTTTTTGTCTTTGTTTAATAAACTCTTTTAATTGTTTGTTTAATTTATTTCTTTTCTTTATTTCCATAATATTTGTCAAATATACTTATTATTTTATTAGAAATATCATCATGATTATCTAGTATTTTATCATTTGGCATAAGTTCTAATACTTTTTTTATTTTATATGGAGGGATTTCTTTATACCATACTCTTCTTTTTAATACATAAATATAAAAATATAAATAAGAATTTGCACCTCTAATATATTTATCTATTTTTATTGGAAGATCAAAGTCTTTAATCATTTTAACGGTTCTTTTTTCACAATCTCTTTCGCATTCTAATGTTCTTTTAACATATTCTTTTATTTTATTTTTTGAAAACTCTTTTCCCGTTATCCAATCATCCATCAGGGAACTAACATCTACTTTTTTTCCTTTTACATTATCATATAATATATTCCAATACTTTGATTTTTCAACCCATTGTCTATAATGACAAAATTCATGAACAAAAATAGGAAACCATTCGTCTATATCATTACCAATTGCACATATAAATTCGGGATAATTATTATAAGAAAAATAACCTATTGATTTCTCATTATCTTTATAATGAATAAACTTTTTATCTAAAAAACGTATTTTAACATTATTATCAGACATTTCCTTTATAGCATATTTTATGAATTTATCTATTTTATTATTATTTTTATATATTGATTTATATACAAAAAGATTATTATTAGATTCATTTATATATTCACTAAATTTCTTCATATATATTTTTTATTATATATTAAAAAATATACAATTAATTTATTTTAATTTATTTACTTGTTTTTCAATCCAAGGATATGTCTTTTTTATACCATCTTCTAGATTATATTTAGCTTTCCATCCTAACGAATATATCTTTTCATTGCTAAAATTTCTAGATTCTACACCAACAGGTCCATCAATGTAATTTATATTAATCTTCTTTTTAGCCACTTTTGCTACAACATTAACTAAATCATTAACAGATGAATATTCTGGAGATCCTATATTAACAGGGACAGAAATATCAGAATCTACTAATAAAATAATACCGTCAATTAAATCATCAATATAAGTATAACTACGAACAGCTTGTCCTAAGCTGTTTGGATTACTCCATATATCTATAGTTCCTCCATCTTCTACTTCTGCAACTTTCCTACATATTGCTGCTGGAGCTTTTTCTTTTTTATTATTCCAAGCTCCATATGGACCATAGGTATTCTGAAATCTAGCTATTCTAGGATGAAAACCATACTTTCTAGCATAATTTAATATTAAACGTTCAGCATATAATTTTTCCCATCCATATTCATTTTCAGGAATTGCCGGATAAGAATCTTCTTCCTTTAATTCAGGTTCACCTATTTTCATATCTCTATAAACACAAACAGATGAAGAAAAGAAATATTTTGGAATACCCAGTTTAGATATAGAATTAATTATATTAACATTAATTAATGTATTATCATAAACAATTTCTTGTTCTTTATTAAAAATCCAACCCATTCCCCCCATGTTTGCTGCAAAATTAAAACATATATCACATGGTTTTCCATTTATCAATAATGAATCATAACAATTTTCTGAAAATCTTAAATCTAGTATTTTAAACTCATCAACTGGTATATTTCTAAATTCATGATATTTAATATCTACTCCTCTCACAAAGTATCCTAATTCTTTTAATTTATAACAAATATGTCCTCCAATAAATCCTCCTGCTCCACAAACAACTGCTTTTTTCATTAATTCCTCCATAATTTATATATTTAAATAAGTTTCTATCTTATTTATTAAATTTCCTACATTTATATTTTTAAAACAATATGGTATATCATAATTTTTTCTATGACAATTGGATAATATCCTACACGGACAAGATTTTATTATATTTTTATATTTTATTTGATCATCATCTTTTAATTGTATTATTTTCATAGAATTTTGTTTAGTTATTATTCTTGGAATAGTTGGTCCAAAAATTCCAACAACATTATTATTTTTGAAAGCACTAGCTATATTTAAATATATATTATCTGTACAAATTATATATTTTGAATTACTCATAATATCAAATATTTCATTTAAATTTAAAAAATATTTTAATATTTTTTTAGCCCAATAATCATTAGAATAATCAAAAAATGGTATTGCTAATATTTTAATATCAAAACCTTTAATAATAAAATGATCATATATTTTTTTTTCTATTTCTTCTGGCAAAGCTGTTTTTTTATAACCGTTACAACAAATTATCATTGATTTATTATTTAAATTATTATATAACATAGATATGTTTAAAGGATACTCTATTCCAATTTCTTTTGATAGTTCTATATGATTTGTATAAATAGAATCATAACTTATTATTTTATAAACATGAAGTGGTTTTGAGTTTTTATGAAGATTATAATATTTAATAGGTTCTAAAATCCAATTTTTTAAATTTTCACTACAAGATATGAATATATCTAAATCTATATTATTATTTTTACAATGATTATATAAAGCAAGAGATAAAAGTAATGTTTGTATAAATATAATTAAATCAAAACCTTCATATTTAAAAACTATTTTTTTATTTTCAGATATATATATAGGCAAAGGATAATTATTAATTGTTTCCTTTTTTCTAATATTTAACTTATTTAATTTTATCATTATTAAAAAATAAGAAAATTTCAATAAATATTTTATATAATAAAACAAATAAATTGAATATTATTCATAATAATTTTAATTATTTTTACATTTTTTTAAAAAAGTTTTTTCTTTTATTTTTTCTTTTATTTAATAATTTATTGAAATCATATGTATAATATTTTTCTTTATTTTTACTAATTTCTAAAAATGCAATATGAATAATATCTGTTACAGGAGGTATTTTATTAAAATCTTCAGTAAAAGTTTTATCTGAAATATTTAAAAAACATGATTTAAAAATATTATTAGTATCAAAACTAAATATGTTTAACGTTTTATATTTTATTAAATGATATGCCATTAATTTTTCATCTTCACAAGACCATTTTGCTATTCTATCAATAAATTCATAATATTTGTTTGCTCTATCTAAGGAGATCATAATATCTGATTTGTTTTTCAATTCATTTTTTAATTGTTTTATAAAAAATTTAAAATATTTCTGCGAAAAACATATATGACAAAATCTAATATAACTTCCTTCATTATTTTTTAAATCAATTATACTAAAATAAGATAATACAAATTTATCTTTTATATTATAGTTTTTATTTTCATTTAAATAATTTTTTAATTTTAATACTTTTTTTTTATATTCAGTACAATTAATATTTAATATAATATCAATATCTAAAATAACATAATAATCATATTTATCTAGTAAATTATCATTTATAGAAAGTAAAGTACAAAACCTTTCAATCCAAACATTATTTATACCTTTAATATTGTTTTCTAACAATATACAGTCATATCCTTTTTGTTTACATATATTTTCTTGTATTTTATATGCGCTGTAATAATCATTATAAAATTCATTCTTGCATATTGAAAATATACATAAAATTGACATATATATATATATGTATAATTTTTTAAACTTAAATTTTAATGAATATAAAGACAAAATTGCCTTGGTTTATAGTTCTTTTTATATTTTTCCAGAAAATGTTGTATTAAATGAAGTTAATAATTTAGATAGACAAATAGAAATATGTAGAAATATAGAGTACAAAGAGAATTGGAAAGGTAGAGGAATAGTTATATCTTGTGGAAAAGATCATTACTATTTATTATATATTCAATTAAATATATTAAGAGATTTAAATATTAATTTACCTATAGAAATATGGAATTATCCAGATGAAATAGATAACAATATAAGAAACAAGTTCTTGTCATATTTTAATTCGTTAGATATAGAATTTAGAGAATGTTTAGATACAAAATTTATTTGTCATAGATTTAGAGGATGGATGATTAAAAATTATGCAATGTTTCATAGCAAATTTGAAGAAGTTATACAACTAGATGTTGATAGTTTTCCTCTTGTTAATCCAGAAAACCTATTCGAATTAGAAGAATATAAAAAATATAAATGCATATTTTGGAATGATAGTAAACTATATAGTTCTAATAACAATATAATTATATGGTTAAATTTTAATAAAAAAAGCCAAATATGGAAATTTTCAAATGTTGAATATAATGATAATTTTCCAACATTAGAAGTCGGACAAGTCTACATAAATAAAAAATATCATTATTTACCAATGTTATTGTCTTTGTACATAATAGAAAGATCCGACTTCTATTTTCATATATTTTACGGTGATAAAGATGTTTTTAATATCATATTTCATAGAATCAATATTCCATTCGAATACTTAAATATATATCTTATTAATAATAATATTGGATTTTTAATATGCAAAAAATCATTAAATGAAAAATATTTTATTCATATGTCATTTGGGAATGCAAAGCTTAATAATATATTAAATATTAAATACAATAATAATTCTTTTTTATCACAAGAATTAAATATTATTTATAATTACTTTAATGAATTTGATAATTTTATAAAACAAAAAAGTAATGTTTTTTTTAATAAATTATAAAATTATTTAATTTCATTTTTTAAAATTATTATGTGGTTATATAAATATAAATATAATTAAATCAATATTCTATATTTAAAATTTTTTACAAAAAATAATAATTAATTTTTATATATCTTACTTATTTATATTATAAAAAAATAAATTTATACTTTAATAAATATTTTATATAAAATGAATGAATTAAATAAATTTAATTTACTAATAGATAATTTTGATATCGAATTAAAGGAATATAAAATAGAAGAAAAAATATTAATTATTGAAATTTTATTTTTATTATTAAATCAGACAGAATTTACGGAATTTTTATTTAAAGAAGAAAACAATATTGCGTAAAACTGGAATAGAAATTGAATTTGCAGATGTTAATATTTTTAATAAAAAAATATGCAAAGAGATATTTGTTAATTTAAAACTTCCATGTAATGAAAAAAACAACGATTTATATAATCAGTGGATAGTTAAAGATGATCCAACATGTGGTTTTGAGATTAATACACCAATAATATATTCTAATAATGATTTTTATAATTTAAAGATTGTATTAAAAGAAATAAAAAAAACATATAAAGAAGAAGAAATAATAAATAAAGATTGTGGATTACATGTGCATATCGATATATCAAATTTTGTTAATGTAAAACAGTTTTTATATTTATTACAAATAACTAAAATACTTGAAAATACAATTATATTTAAAATTACAAACAAAACAAGAATAAGAAATAAATATTGTAAAAAAATATGTTATTATAGCAAAGTTAAACAATGTTTAAATAACGATCTTAAAAAATTTTCTAAAAATATAAACAAATTACCAAAAAATTCCGGATTAAGTATAAAATCATATAGCACTCTTGGTACAGCAGAATTTAGATATTATCAATCAACATTAAATTATTATGAAATAATAAATTGGATAAATTTTTTACAAAAAATAATTGATTTTATATTTGATAAAAATAATATAAAATGGTTAGATAATAACTATTATAAAATAATGAATAAAACAAAAAAAATTAGCCATAAAAAAATATTTAAAATTCTTAAATTAAATAGAGAAACTATTAATTTTATACAAAAAAAGGTTAAAGAAAATGTACGGAATGTTTTATGTAAAAAAAAATAATGTTGTAAATATAATATTTTTATTTGAAATTAATAAAAATTATCCATATGAAACAAAAAATAATAATATAAGAATATTTGATTGGAAACAGGTTAAAATAAATAATATAATAAAAAATAAAATAATAAAAAGTATTAATGAAAATTTCAAACAACCAATAGAAACTTATTATCAAATATTTAAAGATAAAAATGAAATAAAAAAATTTTGTAAAATTAATAATATACAAAATTTAGAATCAATATTTAAAACATCTAATCTAGAAATAGATATAGATAACTTACTTTCTCTTAGAATCTGATTTTTTATTCTTATGTCTTCTTAAAAATATTCTAGGAACTATAATAGAACGATTAGTATCTATAACTTTCACAACAATATCGTTTTTATCACACTCTTTTATAATTCCACCATTTTTCTTTAAAAGATTATAATTTTCCATTAATAAATCTTTATCTTTGTTTAAATATCCGATTTTAGAAATAACATTTTTTTCAGATAACCTTATAACAACTCTTTCTCCTATTTTTAGTTTATTATTTTCATCAAAAACAATAGATGATTCATTACTAGATATCAACCATTTTTTAAAATCTTTTAATGAAAATGAAGGTTCATTATTCATAAAATCACCAATATACGATTATATATTTTTATTTAAAACAATTGTTGCAATAAGTTTTCTTTTAGTATTATCTGTTCCATGATTGTTTTTTATTATCGTACTATTGGGATTAACCATTTTTACTTGTAAATATTCCCTATCATTCCCAGAAGTTCCTTTTTGATTAAAATTTTTAGGTTCCCAATATCCTCCTGTATATAAATTCATAGTAATATTATTAATAGATGGAGTAAAAGCAGGTTCATTGGTATTCATTCCTATAAATACTTTTATTTTATTTGTAATTCCTTCTATAAATCCAAGATAAGCCTGTGGAATATTTCTTTCTTCATGTCTTAAATAATTATTCCATCCAGACCATGGCCAAGATAATATATTTGATAATTCAGAGAACTCCATTCCTTGTTCCATAATATCTTTAGAATCAACTATAAACCACAAATCCATATCACTATTATACTTTTTCCATGTTAAACCATCGTCGAAAGAAAATAATAATTTTATTTGAGTATCTTGCCATTGCATATATGTACTTGGATCATAAATTTCTATTGGCATTTTTAAAGATTCTGATCCAACTAATTTATTATTATATGTTGCTGTATTTATTTCTATTTCAAATCCAGCTATAGAAGCATCATATTCACTAACCGTACTTAAATCAAATTTAACATCAAAATAAGAATGTGGAACAGTAGTGTCTGTCATATCTGAAATGTAAATAAGTTTTAAATCTTCATCATCTTCTGTTGCATCATATATTTTCAATATATTATCTTTTTTTAATATTAACTCATCACCTTTAATAAATTCAAAACCTTCATCGTATAATATGAAATATTGATAATATTCTATATTAGTATTTTCTTTTCTAAATATTATTTTTCCAAAACAATAAGCTTGTTTATCTTCTAATACGTCGATTATTTTAATTAAATTAGAATTTCCAGGACTATCATATAAAGAATTAATATTTTTTAATTCATTTAAAACCCAATTTGGAACATTAATATAAGTATTTGGAATATATGCTGTTTCACCAGTAATATCAGAAATAGAAATATAATTTTTCATAATATAAACATCTATATTCTCAGAAGAAGAAGATGGAAAAACGTTTGATTCAGGGCTACTATCTAATGTAATTATAGTCTCGGTATTAGATAATATTTTATAATTTCCTTCTAATTCTGAATATTTTGACGTTATTGTCAATATTTTTCCTGCAAATTCATTAATAACAAATCCAGATCCTTGAAATTGATCTGTAGCTATTATTTTACCAATTATTTTTTTACATATAGAATTATCATAAACTTCTGTATTATATGTTAACATTCTAGTTCTATCATCTCTTATTCTTGATGCTGTTTCAGTATCCACATATATTTCTTGAGTATGAACCCATGATGGAATCCTAGAAGAATATTCTCCTCCAATTTTATCTCCAATATATCTAACTAAATGATTAGATATATTGGTTTTATAATAACTATTATTATAATGATCTTTTGTATGATAATTAATATCTACTAATTCTATAAGTATATCAGTTGGTATAATCATATCAGTTATAAAAACATTATTATTTATTTCATTTTTAGTTTCATCTTCATCAGAAAATTTATCAAATGATCCGCTTATTGTTATTGTATCTAAATTATTACTTTCAATAACATAAACTCCAGTAAAAGAACTAGAACTTGAACGCGGTATATATAAAAGTTTTCCAATAAGTTCATCTTCTTCATAATTTAGAATCAACGTTGATTTAAATTCAGTTGAGCTTATTATTTTTCCATCACCAATGTTTTCTAAATTATCTTTACATAAATAAAAATAAATATTTTCATCATCTTTATCTTTTTCTAATGTATTAATATATAATTTTCCATTATCATAATTAAATATTCCTTTAAATATAAAATTATCATAATATACATTTTCAGGTTCAGTATGTAATGAAGAAAAATTGCTATATATTAATAACTTAAAAGTATCTATGTTTTCAAATTCAATATATCCTAGTCCAGCAGGGACATTGTTATCTAAATCATTATATCTTATTCTAGGCTTTACATAAAAAGAACAATAATATATTGGACACATATACTTGCCTAATAATAACAGATTTAAAGTAATTTTTGCTATTCCCCAAATCGAATAATAAGAATCTAATTCTAAATTATAATTTGTAACCTCTCCTATTTTTACTGGAGGATTTTCTTTTACTATATTTTTATGTTTTAAACTTATATATTTATCTTTATCAGATCCATCTATTTCTTCCATACGATAAATATCTGATTTTTCATTTTGTATAAATACAGAAGGAGAATTCCATTTTAATAAGTTATCAATAACTGTTTTTCCATGAGTTCTCCCTCCAAAATATATTCCTCTATTCTCAGAATCAGTTACTAATGCTCCCCATGTGTTTTTATATGGTTTTATACCAACGTCAGTGCTATAATTTTTCCAATTTACTCCGGTTAATTCTAAAAAATGAGTATTTTCAATTTTAGAAATATAAGGAATATAATTTGTAGAAAAAGATTGATGTAATGTATTTATAATTTGTATGTGTAATGTTCCTGTACTGGAATCAAACCAAGATTTTCCACTTCTTATAGTTGGATCAGGATTATACTGACCGCCAGATAATTCAATAAAAGCAAGATTAAAAGCAAAATACGAACTATTTGGAATAAAATATTCTACATATGAATTTATACCACTATTATAAACTCCAACATAAACAACATGATCTCCACTTCCAGGTCCTCCTGGAATTGTTATAGTTAGTTTAGATATTATAGTCCATCTTCTTTCACCTATAGGAGATCCATTAGAAGGCCAATATATTCCGTCTATTTCGGTTTCAATTCTACTATCTCCACTAATTGTAATTCCATCATCATGTAAATAAACATGATGTATCCAATCTGGATGTGATTCTGTTATTTTATCACTTCCGCTATACAAATCAAAATCGTCAAAATTAGTCGAATCATATATGCTAAATTCATCAAACCTGTCATTTTCTATTGATATTGTTTTTTCCTGAGCTAAAGAATTTAATTCGTTATTTGAACATCTTAAACCATTAGGAACAACAAATAAAGAGCTTAATTTTAAATTAGAAATAATAGTATAATCATTATCTTTTTTAACAAAATCTATATTTCTATTTAATGTTGATAAATTAACTTTTCTTCTTGTATAATTTAATTTCCCACACCATATATCATCTAAAGATTTTGACGTAATATAATTTCTTGGATTAATATCATCATTATTTCCACATGCTATCCATATTTCATTATCAAGATCTCGTTTCTTTATATATTCTATATAATTTTTTCCATCTGTATGATTATCAACAATAGGTGGAATTTCTATATTTCTATTTATAATCGCTATTCCATTTCCATTTCTTGATTTAGGAATATCATCTGTCAAATTTTTAATATAAGCCCATCCAACATTAACATCTTGGGCTCCTATTATTAATAGAGTATTATCATAATAATTAGTATAATCAGAAGTAGTAAATCCTCCAAAATATATCATAGCTATGTTTTCTACATATGGATTCTGAGAGTGTCCTTTAGGAGCTGGTTTTATTCCACCATAATATTTAATTTTAGCTCCTCTCCAAGATGTTATTCCTTCTATAGGAGAGCCATTGCTTGCTTTTAATGGATCTAATTTAGACCATCTTCCTAAAAAACCAAATGGTTTTTCTGGTAAATTACTATCTTGCTCATAATTTAATTGAAATCTATAAGAATTTGATCTATTAAATACCATAAAATTTGGAAACCTTGATATTCCAGCTAACGAATCTCTTGTATAACCTGTTATAACTAAAGATCCAGATATACAAGGAACAGGAGCATATGATGATCCATTTTTAGCTAATGGCATAAATCTAAAAATAATTTTATTATTTAAAGAATCATTAATATCAGATATAAATATGGTTCTAGCATCTTTATAAGATTGATTGTCTCCAATGTTCATATCTCCGGATATTGAAACAGAATCTGGAGGCCAAGATACACCACCATCTAAATCATCTGGATATCCATTAGACCTAGAAGGATTATAAGATCCGCCACCATAAATTACTATTTGGTCATGTTCTGGTCTACCTGGATAAGAAATAACAATTTGATCACCTTCTAAATATTGATCTGAATCAGTTCTAGAACCTCCCGTTAATCCTTTAACTTGAACACATATAGAATTGTCTAAATTATCATGACAAACAGATATATCTTGTATAATTCCATGAGATCCTGAAGTAAGATTGTATATTTCAAAATTAATTATACTATCTCTATAACCCTCTATTGTTTTTACTTTATTAGTTAAATTTTCTTTATCACTATAATATGGTAAATTAGGATTATCACATTTATCATGTTTTTCTATATATGGATCAATTGAATCAAAAAATTCATAAAATGTTTCTTTATATTCCTTTTCAAAATAAGAAGCTTTTTTATGAAAGTAAGGATATTTAATATACTTAGGAGATATTCCAAATTTTGATGGTTTTATCCATAAATGATAATATTTTCCAGTAAGATTAATTGGATCTTCATATTCAGAAAAATCTATTCCTCTATCTCCATCAGGAGTAGGTGTTGGTACTGCTTCGCTGAAATGATATTGGTTTCCAAGAATTCCTTTATATGCAACATTTTCAATTATATCTGAAATATGAAACACTCTTGGCGGAGGATTTTCAACAGATACAACTTCCCATTGGTTTGTATTTAAATTATATCTCCACATAGAAGTGTCTATAGAACCATTCATTCCATATCCACCCTGTATGTATACATAATTTTTATAATAAAAACTAGTAAAACCAGCTCTTGGACCAGGACCTGATTTAGATGGTTCTTCTGGAGAACTCCAAATAGAATACTTACATGCCATATCTTGTTTAGAATAATATAATCCTCTTAAACTTGAATCAGAAGAATCATAAAACGCAGAAAATTCAACTTGTCCTAACTCATCTAGTTTAAAATCAAAATCGGTAATATCAATATAATTCAAGTATTCTAAAGGATCAGAAAAATTTCTTATTCTATATTCATATGATAATATAGAATTGTCTTCATGTTCATTTTCCCAAGAACCACACCTGTTATGAATATGGCATGGACACTCTAATCTTTCAGAATCTTTATTAATATAAAATACATGAATATTATCTGAATTAGAACATTTATTTGAATATATTTTATGATCAAAATTTCTTTCATATTTTTTTTCTACTAATATTTTTAAATTATTTCCATATTTTGATGTTTTTTGAACGTACCATTCAGATGAAACAGATGGATGTTTAAATGATAATAATATTTCATTAGACTTTTTGTCTTTATTTAATGAAAAATTAGATGCTGCAACAACTGGAGTTCCTCTTAAATGTATAGATTTGTTTTGTAAATTAAATTTTTTATCGTCAGTATACAACAATCCCGGTTCAATATAATCTTCCCATATTGCGACAGAAAAATCATTTTTATTATTACATATAAAATTATCTATATAATTTGAAAATAAGAATTGGTGATTATATTCAATATTTTCATTTAAATCAATCATTTTTGATGATTTTATATCTTCAGATGCTTCAAATACATAATCTGTATTTGGATCGGATGATGATTTTTTTATTAATAATGCATTTATAGAAGAATCTTTTGTATTTCTATAAATAATCCATATACTAAAATTCTTACTACTCCAAACATATTTATATTCATAAGAGAAAATTTCAGTAGACAATTGAGGAGTTAATAATATTTTACATCCTTCTGAATATAATCCATTAATTATTTTTGGAGATATGTTTTCTGGCCATAATTGAAGATTTTTAGTTGCATTTAAATTTACCCAAAACGCAACATTATGTGGATATCCATTAGAATCGTTTTGAGAAGCAGTTATTCCAACGACATACGAATAATCAAATTTATTACTAATTTCATAGTTTAATGGGATATCTTTAAAATATATAATTTCTCTTATAAACAAATCGATATCAGAATATGAATTTCCTTCAGAATCTAAATTTTTTCTCGGAAAAAATATTGGAGTTCCAAAATTATGACACCAAGATATAAAATAAGGTCTATTTGTTCCTTGGTCTAAATAAGCAAGACCAAACATATCATTTCCATCTAAATTATTTGAATCATCCATTAAATTAGAAGTATCTTTATATTTTGTTATAATATGAACGGCAGAAAATTGATTTGCTTTTACTGGAAATTCTAATTGTCCAAACTTATAATTTACATTATATTCTAACCACTCGTCTCTTCCTTGCATTAAATAATTACATACTATAGTATTGTCTTCTCGTATACTTAAAACATATGATATCCCAGATTCCTTTGAGCTGAAAACTTTAATATTAGAAGCAGACTTATTTGTTCTTGAAGTATTTCTAAGTATTGTAAAATCTTCTTGATTTTTTTGTCTAACTATAGACGCTTCTTTTGAATTTATTATTATATTACTTATATAAAAAACTCCATTATATGAAGTTTGTAATGGTTTATTTATATAAATTATTGGAGGTAAATTATTATCATTTTGTGTTAATATATAAGAAATTTTATATTGAACATTGTCTTTATCTTCTCCTACTAATCCTATAATGCCAGGATTTAATGTCGTAGAAAAAGAACCTGTTATTTGAGTAGAAGATATAGTTATTATTACATTATCTAAACTATAAAAAGATGATTTTATATAATAAGAATTTCCTTCAGAAAAATTTATATTAACATTTGATATTTCTTCTCCAGATATTCTTTCTTTGATTTGTATTATTCTTGAAAAATTATAATCAGAATCGTGCTCTAATACATATTCTGATCCTTTGTTTAAAGTAAAAGAATATGTATATAAAAACATTCCTTGATTTAATTTAGAATCTATTGAAGACGAGGAAGATGTTGATATTTCTGTCCAAACATTGTCTTTCCATAAATATATTTTCTTTTCAGAAGAAACCAATCTCGTATCATTTTCTTTATTTATTCCAGATTTTAATGTAGGTAGATCAGAATAGTTCTGTACAGCATCTCTCCAATTTGATTTATATGAAAAAACTTCTCGTCTAGTAACATATGGATTATCTCCAGATGGTAAATATGAATTAGATAAAGCGTAATATATATTTGAATTTGGAAGTAATAATTTTTGTATATCAGTAGAAAATTTTTCTATTGTTATTTCTCCATTTTTTAGATGTATATTTTCTACTGCACTATCTTGTATTACTCTTTGATCAACACATCCTGTGTCTAGATTTATATTTTTGACTTCTCCTTCTTGTATGAATAATCCTTTTACTTTTTCTTGAATCATTTATATTTCCTTATCATAAACAATAATATTATCAATAAAATTAAAGTTCTTATTATAAGTATATGTATTTATCCCATATTTTTTTAACCAATATGCTCCTGCACTTATAATACTAGATTCTATAATTTGTTGAGGATACATATAAACCCCTTCTTTTATATATACAACTCCCGATCTTTCTTCTCTTATATAATTTTCAGTATTTAATAAAAAAACATTTCTTATACCAAAATAATATATTAAATTAAAAATAGATAATATCAAACACCTATGATCTTCTAAAAATATATTATAAGAATTTATATTTATAGTATTTCTTTTTGATTTAGACGGCGGAGTATTATATGAATATTTCGTTCCTTTATAAAATTTAATAAAATCATGATTCGTTCTATAAGAAAATAAACCTATTGGAATAGATGTATAATCTTTTGGTAAAAAATTAATAATATATCTATATGGATTATTGCAAATATATAAATCAATAAGATCATTATGATATTTTAAAGAATCATTAATTCCTATAATTAAACATTTATTATTTTTAATTTCTTTTAAAAAATTATTATCTATCTTAGAATTTATTATTATAGCTTTAGAATATCTAGAAAAATCATTTATATTAATATTAGAAGATAATAAATCAGAATTTTTAAATATATTTGAATTAAGAAAAACCAATTCTTCTTCTGAAAAATATTCATCTATATCAAAGTGTTTTTTATTTGTACAAAAATTTCTAATATAAAAAAAACCACTATAATCTAAAGATAAATAGTCATTAACATTATTCTTAACTATATCATTATCTTTAAAATTTAACTTAAAAGATTTGTAATATTTTTCTATTTCTATCATTTAATTATATATATATTATAGAATTATAAGGTAAATTTATAAAATGTTTTGTACTGGTGGAAATAAATGGTTTGTAATAAATGGAAATCTTGGAAATGTTTATTCTTGCCATATAAGATTTTATAAAAACGAAAAACAATTTAAATTGTCTGAAGATATTAAACTAAGAGAAGACGAATGTAAAGAAACCAAATGTGATAATAAATGTGATTATTGTCATATAATAAAAAGTAATAAACGAGATGAAATTAAATCACAAAATCAAGTACATATATTGTTTTATACAAATGATATGTGCATGAATGAATGTGAATATTGTAATATTCCTTCTAAAAAAAGTAATAATCTAGATATAAATGATATGTCAATATTTTATAAAAATTTATTAAAAATATATCCTAATTATAATTATTCTATATTATTTTGTGGTGGAGAACCAACTTTTCATCCATATATTGAAAAATGTATTTTATATACACACGAAATATTGGGCGAAAGATTAAATTATGTAGAATTATATTCTAATGGAATATTAAATCATAAAATAGAAAAAATATTAAAATCATGTAAAAAAAAACAATTAGATAAAATTATTTTTAGAATATCAGCTCATCCAACCGGAAAAATGTTTAATTTATATAATTGGACTAAAACTATATTATTAATTAAAAAATATAATGCAAAACTATCAGTAAAGATAGTAAATCATGAATGTAACAAAATGTTTATTCCAATAATAAAAAATATAACTGAAAAATTAAATATAGAATTTCAAACTGTTCAAGATAATCACATGTATTTTCCTAGATATAATATGATTAGTAATATACTTTGTGATAAAAAAAACATTTTAAAAGAAAACTTTTTTATTAACTTGTAGTTCCTAAACACGGAACTAATTTAAAACAAGCTCCTGTTGCCATTTCCTCTTCTTTAGGAGGTGTAGGCAATACCCATGTAGGAGGAGTAAAAGAATCTATAGTTACAACTATTGGAGGAATCTTTATATCAACAGTATAAGCAAACGAAGGAACCTCTATTGTTGGACATGGCTCAACGGTTGGAACTTCTGTACAAGGAACTGTTTCTGGACATTTTAATGTACATGGCGGACAAGGAATTACTGGAGGACTTGGAATCTCCCACGGTTCTATAATTGGACAATTAATTAAAGGAATATCTGCCAACGGAGGTTCAAATTCACAAGGTTCACATATTGCATTATTTTCAGATATACAAGCGCAACAATCTCCAAGTTTTACTGTTAAAGATACTCCAAAATTAAAATCATTTATATTAGTCGATTCAAATCTTGATGTTTCCAATTCTGATTTACTATATATAACAATAGGATTTAAGTTATTAGTTATTGGATCGGCTTCTTTTTTTGGAATAAAAGAATAACTTTCATAATCTCCTATTATTGTTATATGAAATTGAACTTTAACATATGTGTCTGTTTCTTCTAAAACTTCATACCAATAAATACCATATGGACAGTTTAAATCATCTTCTTGAACAGCTAGATTTTCCATATCCTTCAATCTATAATCTATTGAAAAATGATCTTGAGAATTATCTATTCCAATTAATTCTTCTATTCCAAATAAAGCGTCTTTTAATGCGTTATGATGTTCTGCAACAACATATCCTCTAACCCATTCATTTACAACATGTACTCTAGATGGAAGTTCACTTATTTTGGTTAATTTTTTAAATGCTATTACTCTTCTATATTTATTTTTTATATTTTCATCTATATATTTGTTTTCAAAAAACAGCTCTATAGATCCATAATAATTTTCATTATTAGCCAATTCAACCTGAAGGTTTGGATAATATTCTATTTCTGTATCATTATAATATATTAATTCTCCTTCTACATTAATAATTCCATTGTCAAAATTCCAAATAGGTTTAGTAAACCATTCTCTTGGAACTATATAAATTATATCATCCGATAAATGAAAACTTTTTAATAATTTAGATTCACTATTATTATAAACTTGATATAGATTTGTATTAGAATCCAAATCTTTTGGAAATAATATTTGAGGTGTTAATTTTAAATTCATTTATATTCCTATATTAAAATAATATCATATCCCATTGTTTTGTTCCTACATCAGTTATATATTCAGGTCTTTGTTGTAATTTTTGAAAAGAAAGATTATCTATATTAAATCTTCCAAAAGCATCATAACTATAATCATAACTAAAATATAAACTAGAATTATAAGCTTCTTTTGAGTCTTCATGAGAAGCTGAAACTAAAATTGCATTTTCATTTCTACTATCTGGATTATTATTATAAAAATTAGAAGAGTATGATTCTATTTGTCCTGATGTTAATGTCGTCCATACTTTAACTATAGGATCATATTTATATAAATCACCTCTATTAGAATTAATATAAATTCCATTTTTTAAAGCATTCATTCCAAGTTCGGTTTTTGAAAAAGGAAGAGGACCATTTATTGTAATAAATGAAGGAAACTCAGTTTCAGACGATTCAGACAAACTTATAGGATTAAATTCAAAGAAATCTTCTAAATAATTATTTTTTGAGTTTCTTAATATATAACCTTTATCTATATAACTAGTTGATTTCCATTTACAAGGTTTATTATTAGGATTTAATTTAATTTCCTTAGCATTTTTAAAACTATCCAAAGATATATCAGAATTAATATATCCTGAATTTATTTTGGACATTATAGTTTTATTTGTTATATCATAATATCTTATAGACTGATCCATTATTTCCATATCAGATAAATCAACAAGTCCTCCAAATATAAATATTTTTCCAGTATCATAATATGGTATATATAACGTATACCAATTATATAATTTTCTTGTATTTAATGCGTTTTCTTTTAATATTATATTTTCAACAGATTTATATTTAGCAATATTTATTTCATTTACACTCTTAGACCATAAAATATATGAATCATCTGACCCACTTATTCCATGAAATCCTTTGTCATCTTTAAATGATATTTTAGTATCATCTATTAAAAAATCATATCCAAAATTAAAAGTAGGGTGATTTAATTTCCACGAATTTGATCTTATAGAATATTCATTTATATTAAAATTACTAGAAACAGTATTTATATATCCTATCCAAACAGATGGTTTTTCCATTACATCTATAGCGTTTGGTATATAATTTCCAACCCACGATCCATTTTCAGCTATAGCTTTTAAACCAATATGATATAATCCACCACTTTCAAATGAAATATTTATATAACTTGTTTTAGGTATTAATTCACCAGATATTCCAGGAACATCCCATATATATTCTTTTATTTCAATATTACTATTATTAGAAAGATCTGGTTCTGCTATTACTTGAATTTGTTCTGTTTCTGATTTGCATCTTCTTAAACTCCACCCGTTTGCATCTTCTTTTCCATCTCCAGCTATTCTTATATCTATTCTTACAGGAGATTGATCTATTACTCTTATAATATCTTTTAATAATATTCTGTCCGATCCAAATTCGTTTTTTACATATAAACTTAAACTATAAACTCCTGAATTTTTAAACTTATATTTAATTTCTTTATTCCATGTTTTTTTTCTTTCAGTTTTAATTAATTTTTCGTTATTATAAATATTAAAAACATACTCTTTAGTATCTATATCTAAAGAAACAATTAACTTAAAAGAATCTTGTATACATTGAAATACCCACTGTACAGTATTATCTAGTTCTGGAGAAAACCCCGGTCTTATTCTTGTAGTAGAATCTTTAATTGTTATATATTCATTTGTTAATAATACATTAGGATATACAAAAAACCAAGGCTTTGGTTTTCTTATATTAGAAACATAAAAATTTGTAAACCATTCTATAGTAGACTGATCATTGGTTTTTCTGTTTCCTACATATTTTTCTATATTTAATATTGCGTCTTTATTATAATTATGATTTTCAGCTACAACATTTTGTATTGCAATTGATCCTATTGGAAAATATATTATTGTTTGACCATCTAAAATTGTTACATTTTTAAGTTGATTATTTTTTTTTCCGTTATAATGAAATAAAGCTGCTCTATATTTTGCTTCTCCATAATTTTCTTTTAAATATATAGTAACATACCCGGAATCAGGCCAATTATCTGAATTATCTAATTCTATTACTCCTTCTCCATTTTGCCAATTATATGTATCTATATCATCTTTATCATATGGTTTAATTTCTTTTATTATAAAAGAATATAAGCTATCAACAACTGTTTTTAGTTCATATTCGGTATTATATTTTTCTGGAAACATTGATTTTTCTGGAATCATATTTTATTACCCTATTATTATAGAATCATTTAATTTTATATTATCATTACTTCTATTTATGTTATAACCTATTGTAGATTTTATTAATGTATTTGTTTCATTATATTTTTTACCTAATATTAATTCTTCTTTTGAAATTATCTCATTTTGACCTACGACAATAGGTGTCCTAAATTTATATGTTTTTATTGTTTCATTATAATCAACTACCTGAAGTTCAGGCCAAAAAATACCTTCTTTAATATAAGTATGATTAATAATATGATTATATGATCCTTCTGTAATTTCAAAATTTCCGTCACCAAAATTCCATTTTCTTTTAATAACTATACCTCGAGTTTGATCTACAAATTGAACAGTTAAAGGAACACTACTATCATAATCTGGAATACCATAAGAATTAATACTAAGTTTTTTATAATTTTGCGGATTTCTTGAATAAGCTATAACATCATAAACGACATTATTATCAAATACTTCTATATATTTATTTTTAGTTAAAAAGGATTTTTTTCCACCGGTAGATTTAAGTTTTAAAGTAACAGTATAATTTCCTGGTTTTAAATAAGTATGACTGGTGTTTTTATTAAATTTTTCGTTTATATCAGATGATCCATATGGATCTCCAAAATCCCATTCAAAATCAATATATGGTTCTCCTATAGAAAGATTTAAAAAATTCACTAATAAAGGAGCATATCCTCTTCTTGGATATCCTATATACTTAGAACTAGGAGTAAACCATTTTATATCTAAATATTTTACTCTACTAGTTAATGTTCCATTAATATCAGGCAAATCTGAAATCAAACCAATTTTTTGTTCACATTTTATTATAGCATCACGAATAGAATTATGATGTAATGATGAAACACATCCAAGAACAACACTTCCAGAATTATGATTCATTGCCATACTTCCATTAAATCCTCTAATTAAATTATAAAAACAATTAGAGGAAACATCTTTGTTTTTATAATATATTAATTCATCATTTATTCTTATAATTCCATATTCCGGAAAATGATAATTATCGTTAACATAAATATAATTACTATTAATATTTAATTTTGCCATTAATACAGAAATTGAATTGTTTTTAGCATTATGCAATGTAATTTCATTATCCAAATCTTTAGGAAATATTGACAAATCACCAATTTTGTAATCTTTAATTGTATTTAATATTTTAGTGTTTTCGTTCATATAATTCCAACCTTATATTTAATTATATTTTCATTAAATTAATCCTGTATTTCTAACTCGAGTTAATGATTTTTTTAAATCAGGATGTAAATTATCTATTAATGCTCTAAATAATGGATTATATTCAACTAACATTTTTTGAACCTCTAATTGTAAATTTTTAAAATAATTTTCCGGAAGTTTTTGATAAGATTTATCTTGTTTTTCTTTTATTTTTAATAAATCTGGACTACTAGTTATACAATAAAATACAGCTTCTGGATCTGGATCTTCTATATAAAATATAGCATTTATATCTTGTTTTACGGCTTCTAATTGTACTAACTTAGAAGGTTTATTGTTATAATATATTAATTTCCAATATTTTTTAACAGCATAAATATTTGCCAATTCACACATTTCTTTTTTTTCTCTAAAAAAATACTTTAAAATGTTTATATCTTTTTTTATAGCCTCCATCTGTTCTTTTTCAGAAGGATCGTTTATAAAAATAATAGAAGATGGATTAATATTTATAGCTGTTAATCTTACTTTCTCAGAAGATTCAGTTACTTCTAAAATATATTTTATAGAATTTGGATATTTTTTAACAGCCGCTAATTGTATTTTTTCAGTTGGTTTCGATATATGCTTTATAACTCTTGGATTTGTTAAAATAGCCTTCATTTGTACTTTTTCAGAAGGATTAGTAATATATTGTATATTATAAGGATCTCTATCAATTAATTTTAATTGTTCTTCTTCTGAAATATTATCGTATTTATTTGATTCACTTATTTTATTTATGTAATCATTAAACTTCTTCATAAGTTATTCTTTTTTCATTTATTCTTTCACCTATCATTCTTATTAGTTCATTCCTTACCTCAGAGTATTTTGGTAAATCTAATATAGACTGAATTAGGCTTATTGGAGGAAATTGTCCAATTAAAACATATGATTTTAATTCTTTTTGAAATTTTTTGTTCCAATATTCCTCTTCTAATTGCTCCTTTTTAGTTAAATCTATCTTACCAACAAGATCTTTATATATATCATAAAATATATATACTTCTCTTTTAATATCTTCTATGATAATTTCAAATTCAGATATCTTTTTTAATACAATATGATCTTTTTGTTCTTGTTCTAATAATTTATTATATTCTATTATAATATTTTCATATGATTTTATTCTGCTTCTTATCTCTAAAACACATTGTTTATATTTTCCATAATCTGTTGGTTGAGAATTTATAATAAAGTTTCTTATTTGAAATTCAGAATGTCCATAAGTTTCGTTATTTTTTGTATTATCTTTAAAATCTTTTATTAAATCTTCAAATTCAATATTCATTTAAGCGCTCCTATAAAAAAAAATATAAATATAAATAATAAAGAAAATAAAGGTATAAAATATATGACAAATAATTTATCTGGATCAAGATGCTATATAGCAAGACCAATAGAATTTGCTAAAAATAAAAACATAAATTTTACTAAATTAGAAAAATTTTTAAAATTAAATAATGTCAAAATATTAGATCCTAAAAAAATAAAATTTCATGGAATATCTGAAATAAAAGATAGAAAAAAATTATTTAAAAACAACAATTTTGAAGAAATTAGATCTCAAATGAAAATAATAGTAAGAAAAGATCTAAGATGTGTTGATATATCAGATTTTATAATAGCATTTCTTCCAAAAGGGGTAAGAACAACAGGAACAATACATGAAATAATAGAATCAGATAGACAAAATAAACCAACATTACTAGTATGTCCAGAAGGAAAAAAATATATACCAGCATGGTTTTTTGGAATAATAAAACTTGAATATATGTTCAATTCAATAGATGAATTAATAGAATATTTAAATAAAATAAATTCATTAAAAGAAATTATAAAAATAGATGATAGATGGCAATTTATAATAAAAGACCTTTTAGAAAAAGAAACAAATACATAATATTAAGGAACATAAAATTTAATTGAAAAAAAAGACCATATTGGCGAATTAAAATCAAAAACAATATTACCGTTTTTTCTAGAAATATTTGAATATTCTGGTTTTATTAAAGTTTCGTCAGAAACTAAAGTTTCTCCAGAAACTTTATTTATTAAATAAAAATTTGATAAAATTATTTGATCTTGTGAATAATTATTTTTCTTAAAAAATAACTTATCTGACAATTCAATAATATTAATATCTAAACTATATGTTTTAATTTCGTTTAATTCTAACATGTTATATATTAAATTACTATCATAAGATTCTTTTGGAGAAGAAGATATTTGTATTGTTGCAGAACTTTTTTTCAAATTTGTAAACTTAAGAATCCATTTTCCTGGAATTATATCTACAGGATCATATAATAAATTCTTAGATAATGTATAAATAGGATAAATAATAATATTTTCTGGAGTAAATGATGTTTCTACAAAAATAGAACTTGTCTTTTTTAATAATTTAAATTCTATAAATCCTGTTTCTTCTTTTTTAAATGAAGAACATTTCCAATAAAATCCAGAATATATCTTTTCTATTGTAAAATTAATAACAAAACCATATCTATGTATTTGAACATTATAATCCATTTTTTATTCTATAATATTCTTCCACAACCATATCGGCCGTATCATCAGTATATAATTTATGTTTTTTAATAAAATCATGTCCTTTATTAGCTATTTCTAATCTTTCATCTTCATGGTCCAGATAATATCTTATTTTATCAATTAAATCATCACCTCCTGTTGAAAATACAACAGGACAATTTTCTTTTCCATCAGATTCAAAAAATGTTCTTGTTGCTATAAAATCATCTGTAATAACAAATCCATTACAAGCTAATATCCAAATAGGCCTATCATTTAAACAATTAACTCCAAAAGTTCCATTTTTTAAATTAACCTTAACACCATCTCTTTGTTCATCGGCATTAAAATTAACCATAATTTTTGTGTTTTTACAACATATATTAAAATCTTGCATAGGTAATATACCATAATAATGAGGATCATAAGATTCATCATAATATTCTTGTTTAAAATAAGTATCTGTAATTAAAGCTTTTTTCTGAATTTCTGATTTCCAAAGTCTGTTTCCATATATAGTAAAGCCAAAATCCTTTCCTACGCACGGTTTTATAAATTGATTTATCATATCTACACCTTTGTATTGAACTTGATATCCTCCAATATACGCAACATCACAATGATATAGACTAGAATTATATTGATATGGGTAATGATATTGAGATGATGCATTTAAATGTTTAAATTTACATGGAATATTTTTTTCTTTTAACCATTCATATCCATATAATGAATTTGTCCACACTTGATCATATTTTAAAAACTCAACTGTTTCCATTGTAGAACGACACGAATCCATATTAAAATGCCAGAAAATAGTTAAATTATCTTTTCTTTTTCTAAAATGTTCTACTCCTCTCCAGCAAGAATTAGAAAATATAATATCATATTCATCTGGATTCATTAAATCATAATTATATGTATCAAACATTTGGCACATATAAACATCTGATCTTGATTCAAATGAATTTTTTAACCAATGAACAACCTGATGTTCTCCTCCAATTCCATATTTATCTTCATAAGAAGAAACACCACACATAGATAAAACAGCGACTTTTAGTCCATTCTTATCTTTTAAATTAAACTTATCGTCTTTTTTTAATATATCAATATCATATGTTATTGGATTAATATAAATCTTACTATAATTAGATTCTAATATATTATCTCTTAAATCGTTTATATTAAAAGATGGTTTTATAAAATATAATAATTTTGTTTGAATAATTATCATTTCTCCAAACAATATAATATCATAGTTTCTATGAGATAATAAAATATAACATAATCTATCAAATGAGTTAACATCAATTGGATTTATTATAGTATAATTACTCTCAAGTTTTCTTATTATTTTTTCTATATCTTGTTTCTCATTAAAATCTATAATTTGTAAATTAGTATAGTTAAATACTGATTTTGGTTTAAATTTTTCACAAAAAACAGAAAATCTTATTTGATTATTTTTAATATTTAAATCAAAAACGTTATTTTTAATTATATTTTCTTTCTTTTCTTTTAAAATATCATCTTGTTCATTTTTTTCTATATCAATATAATTATTTGGAAAAGACTTTATAAATTTATCTCTTTCTTCTTTTCTTTCAAATATTATTGTGTTTGTTATATTTGGATTTGTTCTATATTTATTATTATTTAATATTAAATTATTCCATTCTAAATCTATATCTTCTTTAAAATTATTTCTTATTGAATAAAAACAAAAAGGAACTCTAGAATAATTTTTTAAATTAAAATATTTTATAAATTCATTATCGCAAATACCATAAACCTTATTATTGTTTTGATTATCTATTAAAGCATAATGACAAATATTTAATCTTTCATTGTTATTAAAATAATCAAAAGTTTTTTCAATAAAATCATTTGAAACTATAATATTAGAATATAAAGAAACAATAATATTATCATTATCAAAATAAGAAGATTTTAGAGATATATTATAAATATCATTAACAATATTTATTTTATTTATCTTAATATTATTTTTTTCAAATGTTTTTAAAACATGTATTCTGTTATTTTTTAAACAATATACATAATATTTTATAATACCATTATATTTATTATCTTTAATACTTTTAAGACAATAGTCTAAAATATTAATATCATTTATAATAATCACGAATGATATTAATTTTTTATTTCTTATTTCTAATATTTTGTTTTTATATTTTAATACCTTATTTAGAATAAAACTACAAACGCTAGAAAAAGAATTCTTTTTATAATAATCTTTCATATATTCCAAAGAATATAATTGTTTTTCATATATTAAATCTAAATTTGATAAATAAAACTTTAACTTTTCTGATAAATCATTTCCACCATCAGAATATTCAATACAATCTTTAAATAATTCTTTTTGTTCATCGCTATTATCTGTAATAACAAAACATCCATTTTTTACAAGATCAAAAACCCTATTATTTATAAAACCAAGATTTAACTGGTCAGGTGAATTAAAATTAATAAATATTTTTGCTAAATCAGAAATATTATAACAATAACTTTTGTCTAAAATACCACTATAATAATATTCATATAATTTAGAAAAATATTTTGAATCAAAAATTCCTTTTTCAAATAATTTTTTTTGCTCATCAAATAACCATTTTCTTCCACCATATATTTTGAAATTATAACTCATACATGGAATAAGAAAATTATCTATTTTTTCTTGTGTTTTATATTCTGGATTATAATTTCCAAGATATATTATATCAATTTCTTTTTTAGACGGATGAATTATATCATTTAATCTTTCATAATAAGGAAACCCAGGAAACTGCAAGTATTCTGATATTATATTATCTTTAATTAATTGTTTGTGTAATAATAATGAAGAACTAAAATAAATATCATACTTATTTGAAATAATACTATTAATATCTTTACCAAGATTTTCATTAAATAACCAAGTAGCCCAAATAGACTGCTTTTTATTAGAAATATTTATTGGATGATTTAATGATAAAATAAAATCATAATTGTTATTTAAAATATCATCTGTGTTTCTTGTAATAATATCAACATTATGTCCTAATGTATTAAATTCATTCTTTAATTGTAAACATATTTGATCTTCTCCTCCTATAGAAAAATCAGATAAAGGAAATGATATTATTAAAATATTCATAATATATATATAAGATAATATTTTATTAAAAAAAACATATAAATATTAATAAATATATTTAAATATTTTTATTTTAAAAGGAAAAAAAATGAGTATTAAATTTAGAGAATTTTTAGATAATACAAAAACAATAGAAGATAATTTTGATAAAAGTAAAATAGCAAATAGAATAATAAATTCTATTAAATCAAGATTGTTTTCACTATCAATAAATGACTTAGAACATATAGAAAACACTGTAAATTCTTCTTTACAAAATAGAAGAATTAATATAGCAAAAATGTCAAAATTTAATCGTTATTAAATCCGTATATTGGAATAAAATAACCTGATTTGTTATTTATTTTAATCTTAAAATATCCTACTAAATCTATATCATCAGAATGTATTTGATTAATAATACTATTTGTAGTATCATTTCCTTCTGTTCCGTCTATTCTAATTATCGGACTACCTGAATTTGTTTGGTTTAAATAAAGTACCTCGACTTGTTCGTTATTATTAGAATATATTTGTAATTTTCCTTTATTACTAAATTCAGATCTACTTATAGAATCATTAGTTCCAAAAGCAAACCTATCTATATTAGAATCAAATTTTATAACATTAAAATTTTCAAATATATTGTTTTCGCGAACATTTATTTTCATTGACGACCCTTCTGTTTCATCCCAAAAACATTCTAAACTAAACAAAGAATATACACTATAATCATTTGATATAACAGAAAACCATTCTGTTTTTACTCCTGTCGAATTTATATTATAAAATCTTGTAATAAAATAATCAGAATCCGATTTACCAAAAATATCAAAACAATTAGATCCAACATTTTTCATGGTTATTTTAGGCGAAGAAATTAAACTAGAATTTAAATAAATAGTATTAAAATAAGCATCTGCACTAGCGTTAGATCCAATTATTGTATTGTCTATTTCTACACCACCAATTCTAACATTATTCCAATCAATAGTTGAATTAACCAATAAATCTATTTCATTTGAATTTCCACAAATTATATCCATAGAACCATTAGAGCTTTTAAATTTTAGTTCTGTTGTTTGAGAAGATGGAGTTATAAATCCTGAAGTTCCAACAATTCTATTCCAAATATTTTGATTATCTGATCCAAAAACATGATGCCTAGAAGATTCATAATTTTTCAACATATTATGATCTATAGAAGATATATCTAATATAAAATATAACGTATCTATTCCTATTTCTGTATCACTATATGGATTTGAATTTCTTATTCTAAAACTATTTTCCATTTTAAATATACCAGTAGAAGAACTTCCTATTAAAGGATAAAATCTAAGTGGTTTAGCAGCCTTATTTATCTTTAATATGGAATAATCAGAAGCAGATATAATATCTCCCCACCAATATCCATATTCTGACTTTTCACTTTCTTGATTAAAATCAGGTCCAAAAAATAAAGGAATATCAAAGTCGCATATAACTTTATCATTCTTATCAGGCAATTCAGATATAGGAATATTTTTATTAAATCTAAATTCTCCTATAGAATAAAAAAACTGATTAATAGAACTATCAGGAATTCTATGTGTATTTACATATACTCTTAATGATCCCATTTCATATTGACCATCATATACTTTATATCTATATAAATCATCTGGGTCTGGACGATAAGCTTCAATATTATATTTACTTATATGATAATATTCTAAAGGAATATTAGTATCAAATTTTACTTTTATTGGACCTTCAATATTATCTCCGGCCATTTGAGTAATATTTAAAGATCTTCCAGATATAAATTGTACTGGTTCTTTTAAAAAAGAATTATTTTTAATTTGTAATTTAAAACTTTTTTCATCTAAATTATTTAGAAAATGTCTTTCTGCCACGGTCATTTTTACATAAGTATCACTATCTTCGATAATATCAATACTAATAGATTCTGGTAAACATTGTTCTTTTAATAATGGAAATTTATCATCATTTAATTCAAATACAATATCTAAAAATTCTTTTGCTTGACTAGTTGTACTATAAGTATCAGACAATTGTTTAGTAATAGAAAATATTTTTTCGCTTATTAGCGCATTATTTCTAAATAATATTGCATCAATTCCTTGTCTTACACTATCTTGATTAATATTTGGAATAGATCTTAATAAAAATGGATTTTCTATAGTTCCATCAACTTTTGGTATTATATCTAATACACTCACTTTTATCTCCTTATGCAAAAACAATAGTCCAATTTAACGTAAATTTTAACTCGCTACTTTTTGTTAATCCAGAAAACGTTACCATTGAAAACAATTCTCCTTCTTCTGTTTTTAATCCAGCTTCGTTAATTCTCATACTATTGCAATCAGTTGTGCTTATAACTCCGGTGCATTTAAATCTAGTTTTATATCCTATATTCCATTCTGGTGAAACTGGAACCTCCAATACAGAATTATATATATCTTCTCTATTTATATCTATTGTTTTAGGTATAGTTCCGTCTTCTCCTCCGGTTCCAAAAACCATTTTACTTATATAAAAATTATATGAAGCAAATTGATTAGCCATTGCCATTGCTAAAATTTGTTTTCCTTTATTTACAACAGTATTAGATTTTGAAATATTGGCAATAATATTTCCTGTTATTATATCTTCTACTGTAAGATTTATAAATCCTTTTGGGAAAATTTCAGACATTATAATCTCCTTTTATTATGAAGAAAGATTTATTTTTACCTTTCCTCCAGTATATATATTTTCTACTTCTAAATTTATTGTTTCGTTTTGTTGTATTTTATCAACATTAATGGGTCCACGAAAATATCCACTAAGATCACATACAACTTCTATAACATCTTCTGGATATACATCATGTCCGGTTATACCGTCGCCGAAATATATTTTTATTTCATGATCAGATATTCTTTTAACTATATATTCTTTAAGTCCAATATTTCCTGGAGACTCATCATATTTTGTCCATTTTTCTACTCTATGCCATTGTTTTCCATTAACGTAAACATTTATATCATTTCCTATAACTAAATAATTATAATATATATTTAAATATACCTGTTCTCCTTTTATTTTATTAACAACTTTATAATAATTATTATGTGTTGTGTTTACTGGACCTATAATAAAGAAATTATTTAAATACTTTGTATCAGATTTCACCAAAATAGTATTTTTATCGTCTTCGGAATTTATTTTTATATCATATGTTCCTGGAACTATTTCTAATATATTATTAACAGGAACTTTTAAATTAGATATATTTGGATCTATTGTAATATTAACAATATCTGATTTTGGAACATCTAAATTATAATCATATATATTTCTTCTTATTATTCTATAATGAGAGTTTGGATCAGAAAAACTTCCAGTATATGATCCATCTTGCTGTAAATCGTCTGAAAATGTTATAATAGATCCAGAAACGCTTTCTACTTGAGCCCAAGAATAATTAATTTCTTTTAAATCAATATCCAATTCATATCGTATAACTAAATCTTCTGCTTTTATATAATAATTATCAAAATTTATTTCTGTATCCTCTAGGGTATACTCGCTCCCTCCGGTCGCAGTTCCTTCAAGAATATTTATTAATTCATTTGTATTTGGATATACAGAATTTTCTTTATATTCTGTTAATTTACACATTCTTATTTTCATCAACTGAGATGATATTACTTCTTCTATTGAAAGTTCATTTATTTTTATTTTATAATAATTATCATCATATATTTCTGAAACGTTATAATATAAGTATTCGTCTCCAAATAATATTCCAATTAAAATATCATTTAATTTCTTTGTATCTGTTAAATTATGATAAATTATATTATAAAAATTAAAACAATTATCTTTTGCATATATTATATCTGTTGACGATGTTATATAACCAAAATTACTAGATAAACATTTTTCAAATATTGAAAAATTATGAATTCCATCGGTTCCATTAGCATATCCGTTAAATTTTATTTTATTATTAACAACATTTATAATTTTATAATAATATCTGTCATCTATACATGCATAAAAAGAATCTCTAATTATATTCCATTCAGATATAAAATCACTAATTCCATCAATTTCCACCTCTCCATATACGTCATCTCTCTTTAAATATCCAGAAATAGAATCTAAAGATTCTATAATATTACCATCTTTATAAATAGAAAAAGAAATTTGTTTATCATAATCATAACCATATTCATAATTACCTAATACAATAATATTATTATTAATATATTCTATATTATATTCTCCAATTGTTGCTCCAGAATTTATATAAACAGTATAAATATGAGTATCATCTTTTATATCAAAATTTACAATATCTCCATTTTCCAATAAATCTATGTTAGAATATATTATAAATTTTCCAGATTTAATTACAGAAACAGAAATATTTCCAGGCCAATTGGGAGATTCTGATACCGCTTGTGGAAATCTTCTAGTATAAATAGAATAAACCCAAGGACCTGTATGTGAGTATGGAGGATCTGGAAGATCATCTATTCCATCATCTGTCCCGTCACATAATCTTATTTGATTTTTATATATTTTTGATATATTATAAGATTTTCCACCATGTTCTCCAGAATCTATAGGAGATTCAATTACAACCCTCGATAAATTAACGTTTAATAAAACAGGTAAAAGAGACTCGACGTGTTCTTGTTTTGTTCCAATAGGAAAAGAGTTAAAAGAAACATTAATATCATATAAACATACATTTTCCTTTAAATCTTCTAGTTTTGTTTCAAATACAGCATCTGCAAAAAAATAACTCTCTGATTTTTTTCTTTTTTGAAACTCATTTATTTCTTGATCAATAGGATAATATCCTATAGTAGTTACATCTTGATATTGATTAATTATATTTAAACTAATATTAGAATCTATCCTTACAGTATCTAATATTTGACTAGAATAAGATATATTCTTAACATTAGAATGAAATGGTTTAAATTCTTTAATTAAATCATTTATTTCTTTTGTCATTTTATCAGAAAAATTTTGAACATTTAAAGAAATAGAAAAATATGAACTCCAACAACATTTACATTTATCCTTAAATGTTTCGTCAATATCGCATGGATTATAAGATGGCCTAATTGATCCATCATATTCTTCCATATTATAGACATTTTCAGACCAAGGAAATTTTGTTCTAATATATCCATAAATTAATGGTTCATGAAGCGCATTTCTTTTTGAACATACGTCGCAAATATTATATTCATCCAAACATATTAAATTTTCAACCATTTCATTTTGCGAAACATAACACGTAGAATCTGGAAGAAGTCTTGTGTTATAATTAACATATGGAATTAATTTATTATCATAATAACTTTTATCAATAGGTTCTCTATTATCTAATAATGGAAGAGATATTATAAAATCATCTTTACTTATACTGTAATTATCAAAATTTATTAAATAATCAGAACTAGAAGAATTCATTTCATATGGATATTTATTATATTGATATCTAAACTTCAATATATCATTTTCTTTTGGAGTAAATTCCTTTAATTTTCCAGATATCTTATCTTTTCCTATTATTTTACCATCTTTATTTTTAGTTGAATTGACAGTATTTACTTCTTTTCTTATTATACCTTTTAAATTAGAATAATTTAAATAATTAGTTCCATTTAACATTATATTAAATTCTATATTTTCGACAATAAGAGATTTATTAATAAATAAATTTTCTGATTCTCCATAATATTTAATTCTAAATTTAATTAATCTATATTCATCTGGATCCGTATGATCTTCATATTCAATAGATTCTGCTTCATATAAACCATTTATAACATTTCCAAAAATTATATGAATTTGATATAAAGATATTTCATTATAAAAATCATCTTCAATGTTATCAAATATTCCGGTTTTATCTTTATATTCTATATAATATTCTTGAGATTCTGTATAAAAATTCCATCCTATTTGAGGTTTATATATTTCTGTCTTTGTTTCTTTTAATGATGAATCTAAATAAACCAAATCAAATAAATCATAGATTAAATGATTTTTATCATCATATATTGGAAATAAATCAAACCATTTTTCTTTTTCAACAGAATAATATTCAATTTTATATCTAGAATAATTTAAATTATTTATTCCAATAATATCTTCATAATCTTGTCCAAAAATATCATATCCATCTTGAGTATATTGAATTAATGGAGAATATGTAGTATTATGATATTCTACAGTATTAGGTTTATTTTTTAAAAAAAAGTAATCTGTCCATAAATAATCAGAATATACTTGCCAATAAAATATTATACTTGTTGTCTCTACTCCTATCAATTGTAATGCTCTTATTAGACCTCGAGCCGTTCCTTTTTGTTTTAAAACTTTTGGTAAATTAACTAATTGTCTTCTCCAAACACTTGCTCCATTTCCCTTTAGTCTATATGAAAATAAATTAGATAGATAAGGAAGAGTTTTTAAATGGCATCTACTTGGATCTAATAATTGAGGAAATTGATCTGCTTTTTCTTGAACATCATATATGCTTTCTCCAAATGCTCTCAAAGTTTGATTTAAAACATCGTTTGCTTGATAATCTATGTAAAAAAATGGCAAATGCTTTTCTAATATTTGATAATAATTTTCTCTTGTAAATTTTCTAGAAAATACTTCTGGTATTTCAAAATCTTCATATATTAAATATGTATTTTGAAATATTTCATAAATATCTGATCCTTGTCTTAAATAATACCAATATGCTATATAACTACCGCTTCCTGTATTAAAATTATCTTCTATAAACCAATCCAAATAATATCTATATATTATATTATTTTCTTCAGTAGTATAAGTTTCAAAAGAAATAGGAGAACTATAAAATGACTTTATATAACCATTTTTTTGATCAGAATGACTACCTATAGTTATTTCATTTAAATTTTTATCCAGTATTTTCCAATAAAAAATATCTGAAAAATTATAATTTGAATTATTAAAACCTACTATAAAAAATGAATTATAAACATTTAAATTGTTAGACTTATATAAATTTAAACATGGATATGAATCAAAATTTACATTATCTGTAGATATTTGTAAAGTACAAGAAGATAAATTTGGTATTGTTGAAAAATCACAACCTGATTCAAAACATTCAAAATAATATAAGTCTTTTTTCCATAACGGAGAAAAATAATTTAAATTTTCATCAAAACTTATTGTAGCTTCTTTATCTATAAAATCTACTGATATATTATTATAATCATAGTCAACTATAACAAATTCTATTATTCCATCTGGAATTTCAGAAAAAACTCCAGATATTATTAATACATTACTCTGTGGTTGATAATCATTATCATATGATAATGTTGGAATGTCTATTATTTTATAAAAACCAGAAATTGTATTTGGAGAAGAAATTTTAACATAATAATTTCCATTCAATAAATTAATTAAATTTTTTTGATTATTTTCAGATAAGGAAAAGAAATTTAAAAAATTTATATCTAAACTTGATTTAAGATATACATTTCTACTTCCATAAAAAGATCTTATTTGTATATTTTCTTTATAAGGTTCTATATGGCTATTATCTAATTTTTCTATACATACCTTTTTTATCTCTTCAAGATGTATTTTTTGACCATTAGAATCATAAAGATCATTAATTGTTAAATATAATCTTGCTGTTTCTCCAACATGCAAATCGTTATATGAAGTTTTTATAATCACTATTAACTCACCATATTTATAGATATGTTAATATTACCTGGTCTTATAATTTTCCAGAAATCAACTAATAAATTATCAGTACTAGAAATTAAATTTTGACTATTTGCTACAAACTCTACGTCTACTGATGTTATATTTGGTATTGAGTTTAAATATTGTACTAAATCATACTTTTTTAACGGCTGTCCTATTCTCCATCTATTTAAATCAAAAAAATCATTAATTATTTCTACTATTTTGTCATTTATGTCTTTTTTAAATTCAAAATAAAACTTATTAACTTCTACATTTATGTTAATATTTTGAAATACTTGTCCTGCATCTTTAATACAAACATAATCGGTTAACATTTTTATAGAATTAATATAATTTAATAACTCCCTTTTTAATACGGAGTTTGCAGTAACCAAAGTTTTTTCTGTTTCTTGTTGTAAAACATAAATATCTACTATGTTTCCAGAACACCCGCTATTTCTTAAAACAGCTATTGCTTTTCCTATTCTGCCATGATATATAGTAGAAAATTTTTCAGACAAAAAAGAATAATCTTCACCACTAACACATCTATTTTGAGCTTTATTCCATAAAGGCAATTTTGATTTTATCTCATTTATTGATTCAGCATTTTCTCCACCTTCTCCTCTTGTATAATTAGTAATAACAACAGGAACAGAACCTGGAACTAAATTACTTGTAATATTTATAATTTGATTAATATATCCAGCAGATATGTTTCCTCTACTTCCACCACCATATCTAAAATTAATAGTAATTTTAGATCCAGCAGGAGGTATTTTTCCTTTTACATCATCAGCAAATAATATTAAAGCTCTATATTTTTCATCTCTTTCTATTACATAATATGGACCATTATCATTTTCATTAAAAAAATCAACATTAATCCATTTTTGATTATTAACATATACTTCTATAGATCCATCTAATATATTTTCAACTGAAACAAAATAACTCTGATTTCTTGATCCATTAGATGTAAAATTAACAACTGAAGAAGTTCCTTCTAATGCTACTATAGACATATTATTTACTGAACCAGCTGGAATATAAATATCTTGATTTAATATCGGATTCCATTCTTCATCTGCAGGATATAATTCAAAATTTAATGCTCTTCCATCTCTAGAGGAAGCTGATATAAAATGTCCTCTTGTTATTTTTATATCAAAAGTATAAGGATTAGGAATAGATGCAGATATTTTGGCAATTGACGCTCTTGGTGGTCTAACTGGATATCCTACTAGCTTTGCTAATCTATGAGCGTTTTTTAATCGAGAAACTGTATCTACAAACATTTCATTTGCATATAAATCCAACTTAAATGAAATCAAATCTGCCATATATGCCCATAACTCTACAAGCATTATTCCTAAATCCGATTCTACAAAATCATTAAAATCATCTGGAAAATATTTTTTAATATACTCTATAGTTCTTTTTTTAATTGAATAAAAATCAAAAGCAGTATAAGATATATTTTTTAAATCTGGAATTCCAGTAATTTCTCCTATATCAAAAGGTTTTGGGTTTTTGAATGGATTATCTGGTCTATTTTCAATATTTGTCATAATTAAATCCTTTAAGATTTATTTAATTTAAAAACTAAACTTTCTATTCCGTCTAAATTGTTTTTCAAAGCATAATCTATTCTTATTATAATAGAATTTAAATCAATATTATCTGAATTATTTGAAATATGATTTAATAAATTTTTATCTGATTCCCCATATCTTACATCTATTCTTTTAACAACTATTCTAGGTTCCCATCTTCTTATTGCTTCTGATATTATTGAATTAGCTTGTTCTAATGTAATAGGATCAACAGCTTCAAATATTAACTTTCTTAAACCAGTTCCATAACTTGGCATCATTAATCTTTCACCTGGTTCAGTGAGTATTAATTGAATCAAATCTGCTTTAATAACTTCATGATTAATAGCTCGAAAGAAAAAACCTCTAGGATCATTTCTATTTAGTGGAAAAGGAAATCCTTTAATAGAATAATTTTGAGATTTTATATATTCTTCTCTACTTTGTTCATAATTATAAAAACTATCATATTTTCTTTTATTTTGTTCGTTATCAGACATATTAATCCTTTTTATAATTATTCATCATACTATCTATGTGAAAATCAGATAATTTTTTCACAGATAAATCATCTACTGTATCTGGACATATCCTAATATTTACAGGAATTATAATTCCTGTAAAAATTTCTTTAGAAAAATAATCTAATTCATCTGATTTTAACCACATTCTCATATATAATTTTTCAATATTTTTATCCCAATATAAATAACCATATGTTATTACATCTTCGTTTTTATTAAAATATTTATGAACAGAAAAACAATATTTATCTAATTTATACAATTCATTTTCAGAATATGTAACACCTTCAATATTTATTGAACAAGGATAAAAAATTATTTCAAATTCTATAAATACTTTCACATAACAATATAGAAAAGTTATCACAAAGATTTATTAAAACGAATTAATAATTTTTAAATGTATTATAATAATTAGAAAATTTACTTTTTAAACTAGGATTCAGGTTTTCTATTAACATTAAAAATACTGGATCAAATTCAATTAACATTTCTTGAACACGTATTGGTAAATTTTGAAAATACCCATGTGGTATTTTCATATTTTTAAATCTTCTTCTTAATAATTCTGGATGACTAATTATACAATAAAAAGCGACTTCGTCATCTGGATTTTTTATAGAAAGAATATTAATAACATTATCAATAACAACTTCTAATTGGACCTGTTTTGATGGGTTTTTTAAACAATTTATTGCATAACTATCTTTTCTAACTGATGCAAGTTTTATCATTTCAGGAACATTTTCTTCACCTATTTTTTCTACAATATTCCTTAATAACCATGGATTCATTTTAACAATCTTTAATTGTAATTGAACACTAATATTAGAAATATATGATATATTATTTGGATCTTTTATTATTAATTCTAACTGCTCTTTTTCTGATAAATGATCATATTTTCCGGACTCGTTTTCGTTTATATACATTCTCATTTAATAATCCTTTTAAAATATTAATATATTATATATGTATAACATAATAATTGTTTTTTTTAATAAAATTTTTATTAATTTGCTATAAGATACTTTGCTGGATGAGCCGGAAGAGGACCATCTCCTCCAAGTAATAATACAGGAGCAACACCTTCTGGAGGTTTTCCTTCACCATCTGGTGGTATTTCTCCAAGTATTATATGTGGATTTCTAAGACACAAATGCATAGTACTATTTAAAGCATATGTTAAATGAACACCATTTCTACAAAATATAATATGATCACCAAGTTTTGCATATTGAATTATATTTTTTCTATTAGCAACATCAATCATATTTTGCTCTTCAACTACATGAATCTGATTTCCCTCTTTACTAACAAGAATTTCATCCTTTACAGTAACTCTTGTATAATTTAACTCAACAGTTGTTAATCTTTCACCGGCACAATTTAAGTGAACTAACTTTTTATTAACAACCTGATTCATTAAAAGAAAATTAACCGGATCATTCCATCCTGGGGCGTTAGATATCTTAATATACTGCTCTGTTGGCTTTTCCTGATTAGATCCATCTTCAAACAACATATATTGACCAAAACCAGACTTTATTTTAATACAAACCTGTTCCCCCATACCCTTTCCGTTAGGTTGAAAATTAGGTCTATCATAAACATCATTGTCTCTATATCCTCTTTGACCCGTACCAGAATATCTACTGGTAGATCTAACCATTGGAGATTTAACTTTACATTGATAATCAGAAAATATAATTTCATGACCTGATGTAGATTTAATATGTATTTTTCTCTCTTTATCTGCTTTTCCATTCATATCAGTATGGTCTATCATTCCAACATAATGACCACAAGCTGTACTCAAAAATATACCATCTTTTTCAGATCTTATTTTTTCATCTTTGTCATGATGATCAGATAATGTTATTCTATGCTCTGTATGACTTTCTAATCTAACCATAGTTCTATATAATTTCTTTCCTTCTTTTGGCATAGGAGGAAATTTGTTTCTCCATTCGTTTTGTTTTTCTTCTAAATCTCCTTTAATTTTATCATCTATTATTAATCTTCCACCTCCAAGTGATTGTATTTGAATACCAGTATGATTTAATTCTACGGAGTGATTATTACCAATTTTATCGAACGCTTGTCCTCCAGTGGATAATCTGTCATTATGGGAATCCCAATATTTATTATCATAAATTTCTTCTGCTGTTTTGTCACAATCATCTTTCATAATAATCATATTTCCCCTTGATGATTGAACAACTAATCTTTTTCCCCATAATTTTTTTTCTCTTTCATAAGATCCATCATCAAATAAAATAAAATGTTTTTCAGGTGTTTTTATTCCATACATATGTGGAATATCCTTTGATCTCCACCCTTGAGTAGAATATCCTTCTCCAAGAACCCCTCTTCTTTCTTCGTTCAATCCTTCTATTAATTGAATATTTTGAGTATCGCTTGCGGCAATTATATATTCTCCTCCAGAATCTTGAGTTTGATCAGATTCTTTTGGGCTTAAATCGTTTCCATAATACGATTCATTATTCCATGGAGGCATTAAACTATCTTTTAATCCAGTTTTAATATCACTATTTCTATTACCAGAACTCCATCTATAACCTTCTCTTTGAGGATTAAACGCATAAACATTATTTGAAGGATCAGCTTTTTTTGGTATCCAAGTTGTTCCAATATAAAACACAGATTCTCTATCTCCACCTTGAAACATTAATAAAACAGTAGAACCTTCTGTTGGAATAAATGTACATCCTACATCATCTATTGCTCCAAATGGAGAACATGGAGAAGCCCAACTTAAATTACTTTCACTAACTCCTTCTTGTCTTAAATTATGAATAATAGGACAATATACCATTATTCTCCCAATTTTCCATGGATCTCTTGTATCAACACAAACTCCCATATAAATCCCATATAACGGAACAATTGGCCTACCACTTTTACTTAATACGCTATCTACTTTTAGAGCTCTATTAAAAGGAGTTAAAGCTTTTGGTATTCTACCTCGTTCTAACTCAATACTATGAATCTTATCTTTTAATTTATTAATATCATATAACATCTCATCTAATAAAGCCATAATATTTAAATATACTCCTTTTATATTTTTCTATTTCTAGTTTATTTCTTATGAAAATACAATACAAAATTAAATTATTGTTCATCTCCTCCTGTATTAGATCCTCCTGTATTAGATCCTCCTTCATTAGATCCTCCTGTATTATTTTCACCTTCTTCTCCTCCTTCTGTAGAAGAACCTTCTTCTTCTTTTTTAAGATTTATATCAGAAGGATCTGCAGATAACGACAATGTTGTTTTATACGCCCCAGAATCGTCTATTACATGAGCAATACCAGATATAAGATATGAACCAGAAAATCTTCTATCTAAAAAATCATAATACATAGAGTCCATTGTTCCAATTTGTACTTCTTCTCCACTAATAGAACCAAATATTGAAGTCTCTGATCCTGGTGGAAATAATGATGTTGCTTCAGATGGTATTCTAGCTTCTCTTCGCCATTTTAACTCATCACTTATGTAAGATGTGTTCCAAATATAAACAATGACATATTCTCCAATATATAATATATCATCTAAATTTGGAATACCAAGTAAATCAACTTCTAATTTAATTGGTATATACAAAGCGCCATTATTCCCAGCTGTTCCAATTATAGTACCCATCTTGTTTATAATATTTTGTCTAAATGTCCTTGGACTATCTAAAGGTTTTGCTACAACAGTAGCCTGACCACCTTGTCCACTTTCACCTAATTTTCCATCTGATTTGATTTGATGTCCTACAGATCTTGTCATTGTATCTTGAGAAGTTATTTGAGGAAACAAAGACCATAAATAGTCTCCAGAAAAAGTTGGTCTTATGCTAAGAGCAGTATGTTTTCCAGGACCTAATCCAGATCCAGATTCAATTTCACCAGCACTACTTCCTTCTGGTGGATTAACATGTATTTCAAAAAGAGCCTTATTTTTTGGAATAGTTGAATAAGACGGTTTAAATTGTATATATTGAGTATCTTTGTCCACTACTGGAATCATACACGGACCAACTTTTTCATGATCTTTTAAATTATTATTTTCTTTATAATGAAGTTCTGATGTCCATTTCTGAACCGTTAACAAAAAAGGATAACCCGATCCAGGCCAATTATTTGGAGTATCAACATCAAACTTTTGTTCAAAATCATCAGAAAAATGAGGTTCAGGATCCCATGTATCAGATAATAACCCCTGTTTTTTTCTTAATTCACATAATTGTTTGAATGCTTCTCTAAAACTTAAAGGTGTTGGAAATTCAAAAGTCGTCCAATTTCCAGCAAATGCAAATTGATCTTGTCCAACAAATTTATAACTAATTCCTCCCTGAATAAATTCAACATCCATTTTATATATACTCAAACAATGTATTGACGAAGAATGTTTTGTTCTTGTACCTCCTACAGATGACGGATCAGATATTCTATTTCCATCTATTCCTCTACCTTCATATCCAAATTGAAAATAAACATTCTGCCTAGAACAATCTTCGATATTAGCAAATACATTTTTAGCAACTATTCCTGGCCATATTAAATTCCATCCAGAACGATCTTCATATATAGTAAATTCTACAGAAGAACCTTGATTATTTCCAAAATATGACCACCTAAATTGCTTTAACCATCTAAATTTTTCATCTAATCCTCTTGGAAAATTTATTCTTAACTCCTCTGATTCTCCAATTTGAACCCAAGCCCAAGGACGATAAACTGCAGCGTTTATATCTGTTAATTCTATTTTTTCTAAATTATCTGTCATAATATTATCCTATATAAGTCAATGGAGGAATTTGTATTGTTATACCAGCAACAAACTCTTCTATATCAAAAATATTATTAAATTCCATAATAAACCACCAATAACCAGGATCTCCATATGCATCATCACTAACTAGCCAAGGTTTATATTCAGTTGATTTTTTTATTAAATAAAATTTTACACCAGAAGGAACTTTATCAACAACCGGATTAAAATTCCTTTTATATAAATCATATGTAAGTATATTAAAATTACTATAATATATTAATTTAGATTTTTGATATCTAGAAGAAAAGTCCAATAACTCTTTCTTTAATTCAGATTCTTTATTATTTATTTCTATTATTTTGTTTGTAATCATTATATCACCTTTTTATAATATAGGAAATTTAATACATATTAAAATAAATTAATATTTTCCCTCCAATACATCGTCAGCTCCTGGTAAAGATTGCCAAGAATATATTATATCCCAATTTGTTTGTATAGAAACATGTAAAGGCATATAAGTTTTTATTTTTTCACTATAAAACCATTGAACTTTTGTTTCATAATTTATCGAATAATCTTTTAATAAAACTGGAACTCCATCTGGACTAGAACTTAATAATTGTCCACATTTAATTTTGGCCATTCTAGGAGGAAGATAAGTTTGTCTATATTCTGGATGTGTTAAAGAAGATATTTTTCTTATAATTCCAAGATTTCTAGATATATCTTCTTCACAAGTGACATATAAGTGTATTGTCATTGATATAGACCTATCAGATGAGCTGGTATATGTTTTTACCGGAGATGTTCTTCCTAATATTTGTTGATCAGCATAAGTAGCTGATTTTTTCTCACTTATTTCCGGAAGAGCATAAAGTTCTATAGTTTCATATCCTTGGGCATCTAAATTCTGAATAGAAATATCGGCTTGATCTATTCTATCTTCTTCTGATCTTGCAACTTGAAGTTTTATCCAACAATCATGTATTGGTTTAATTTTTCCATTTTTGTCTGTAGCTAAATAATCAACCATTTAAAACCTCTTTAAAATAATTAATAAACAGTCCCCAAAGAAGGATTTGCAACAGCAGTAGTTTGCCAAGTATTATAACTTGACATTGGAACACCATCATTTGCTGATAAAGTATTTTCATTTTTAGGAATTGTTCCTCCAGTACTTCCAGACATAATAACACCATCTCTTTTTGGAGTAACCGATAAACAATTTTTAATTTCTTTTAATAAATTAACCATTTCTGTTGTATTAGAATTAATTCCAGTTAATTGATTTATTCCACTTAAATCTCCCTTTTGTTCGGCGGTAATATCTCCAGATTTACTACTAGATCCAATTAATTCTGTTTTTATTTCTCCTTTTACTTTATCTAGTGAACCTAATTCTTTAGATAATTTCATAAGAGAATCAATTGATTTTTTATCTATTTTATCAGATACAGATGACATTTTAGACATTATATTTGATAAATTTTCAAGATCTTCTATGGATTGAAGAGCTTTTTCTATTATATCTTTTGAATTAACTAAAGGCTCAATCAAACCAATTGTTAAAAAATCTAATATAATTGAAAAATTATTTTTCATTATTGTCGCGTTCTTTTTCATACTATTTGAATCTAATTGTTTAACATTTTTAAGAAATTTTGTTGATTTACTTAATTTTTGCATTACAGAAGATATTCCTTCTACACAAGAAACTATTTTTTCAGATATTTTACTAATATCTTCAGAACTAATTTTTTGCAAATCTCCTTTATTAGCATCAACTATTATATTAACTGATCCTACTATTATTGGAATCAAATCAGAAATCTCATCTATTCCTGGTTTCATTAAATTTCCTAAAATATATCTCATAATAAATATTTCAGGAATACTTTTTTCTACACCAAAATTAGTCAATATTTCTTTAGCTTTTGTTACTCCATCAATTATTTTTGACATTGATTCTACTATTTTGCCTATATCTTCTCCTGTTTTTACAGCATCTTCTACATTAATATCTTGAATACCTGCGCCGGTTATATCAAACATAACTTTGGCATTTTCCATAACTACAGGAATTAATTTCTGTAAATATTTAGATCCTTTTTTAATACTTTTGATCAAATCATCTTTAAACCAACCACCTGGTTTTATTTTTTTAAAATAATCTGAAATTTTAGATATCCCTTCTAATAATTTTGCGAAAGACATAACGATGCTTGAAACTCCTTGAGCGGTTTTTGCAGCTTCTTCTATATTAATATTCACAACACCAACTCCAGTTATATCAAACATAACCTGTGCATTTTCCATAACTACAGGAATTAATTTCTGTAAATATTTAGATCCTTTTTTAATACTTTTGATCAAATCATCTTTAAACCAACCACCTGGTTTTATTTTTTTAAAATAATCTGAAGATTTGGAAATCCCTTCTAATATCCTCGCTAAAGACGAAACAATACTCGAGACTCCCTGAGCTGTTTTTGCTGCTTCTTCTATGTTAATATTTTCAACACCTACCCCAGTTACATCAAACATATCCTTAGAACTTTCCATAACAACAGGAATTAATTTCTTTAAGTATTTAGCTCCTTTTTTTACATTTTTAATTAAATCATCTTTTAAAAACCCACCTGGTTTTATTTTTTTAAAATAATCTGAAGATTTGGAAATCCCTTCTAATATCCTTGCTAAAGACGAAACAATACTTGAAACTCCCTGAGCCGTTTTTGCAGCTTCTTCTATATTAATACTTTCAACTCCAGCTTTAGTTATATCGAACATATCCTCAGCACTTTCCATAACTACAGGAATTAATTTACTCAAATACCAAGAACCTATTTTTACATTTATAATAAAATCATCTTTGAAACTTCCAGGTTTCATTTTTTTAAAATAATCTACTGATTTAGATATTTCTTCTAATACTTTAGCTAAAGACGAAACAATACTTGAAATTCCCCGAGCCGTTTTTGCAGCTTCTTCTATATTAATATTTTCAACACCGGTACCGGTTATATCAAACACAACTTTAGCATTTTCCATAACTACAGGAATTAATTTTTTTAAATATCCAGCACCTTTTTTTACATTTTTAATCAAGTCATCTTTAAACCAACTTGTTCTTACTTTTTTAAAATAATCTGAAGTTTTAGATATTCCCTCTAATAAATTCAATAAAGACAAGACGATACTTGAAATTCCTTTAGATGTTTTAGAAGCATCTTCTACATTAATATTTTCAACACCAGTACCAGTTATATCAAATATAACTTTGGCATTTTTCATAACTACAGGAATTAATTTCTTTAAGTAATCAGCTCCTTTTTTTACATTTTTAATTAAATCACTTTTAAACCAACCTGATTTCATTTTCTTAAAATGATCAGATGCTTTAGATACACCTTCTAATAATTTTGTTAAAGATAAAACAATACTTGATATTCCCTGCGCTGTTTTTGAAGCTTCTTCTACATTAATATTCTGAACACCTATTCTAGTTATATCAAATATAACTAAAGAATTTTCCATAACTACAGGAATTAATTTTTTTAAATATTTGGCTCCACTTTTTACATTTTTAATTAAATCACTTTCAGACCAATCTATTTTTATTTTTTTAAAATGATCTGATGCTTTAGATACCCCATCTAGAAGCTTTGTTAAAGATAAAATAATACTTGATATTCCCTGCGCCACTTTTGAAGCATCTTCTACATTAATATTTTCAACACCAGTGCCAGTTATATCAAATATAACCAAAGTATTTTTCATAATTACAGGAATTAATTTCTTTAAGTAATTGGCTCCTTCTTTTATATTTTTAATTAAATCACTTTTAAACCAACCTGGTTTAATTTTCTTAAAATAATCTGATGCTTTAGATACACTTTCTAATAATTTCGCCAAAGATAAAACGATGCTTGTAATTCCTTTAGATGTATTTACGGCTTCTTCTACATTAATATTTATAACACCAGACTTAGTCATATTAAATATAACCAAAGCGTTTTTCATAATTACAGGAATTAATTTCTTTAAATATCCAGCTCCTTCTTTTACATTTTTAACTAAATTGCTTTTAAACCAACCTGGTTTAATTTTCTTAAAATGATCTGCAGCCTTAGACACACCTTCTAATAACTTTGTTAAAGACAAAACAATACTTGATATTCCTTGAGCTGTTTTTGAAGCGTCTTCGACATTAATTCTTTCAACACCAATACCAGTTATATTAAATATAACCAAGGCGTTTTTCATAATTACAGGAATTAATTTCTTTAAGTAATCAGCTCCCTTTTTTACATTTTTAACTAAATCGCTTTTAAACCAACCTGGTTTAATTTTTTTAAAATGATCTGCGGCCTTAGACACACCTTCTAATATTCTTGATAAAGACGAAACAATATTTGAAAGTCCTTTAACTGTTTCTGAAGCATCTTCAGGGTTTATATTTCCAACACGTTTTCCAGTAATATTAATAATATCTTTAGATAAATCTAAAATCAATGGAATAAAACTTTTTATATACTTTGCCCCTGCTTTAGCTTTATCTTTTAGATCTCCAAAAATTTTAGAAAAAACTCCTGGAGAAAATCTTGATAACATTTTAGAAGCTTTTTCTGTTCCTGAAATTATTTTTTCAATAGATCTTATGGTATTCTCGATAGATTTTAATACTTTATTAGCTTCATTTTCAGATTTTTCATTAACAATTTTTTTTGCTGAATCAACAATAGATAACGCTGTTTTTAATATAACACCAATAACTGTCTTTATTACAAATCCTCCTAGTTTTATAAGAGGAACAAATAATAATAAAGCAATACTCATAGGAGCAATACTAGCTAATACAGCAGAAGCTAAATAAGTATATCGTATTATAGTAAATAAAGACTTAATTATTCCAGCAACACCTTTAGCGACCTTTGATGCTTTTTCTGGGTCCATTTTAAATACACCCATTATAGCTTCACAAATTTTCACTATTCCAGTTGCAACTAATAAAATAGCAGGAGTAAGTATTCCTAATGCTATAGCCCCTAAAGTCAAAAGACCAGCTACAAGTATTATTTGAGGACCAGAAACAAGAGCCAAAAGTCCAACTCCTGCTGCTCCCATTACTCCGGCTGTAAGTAAAGTATATAATAATATTATTCCAGCAGATTTAATTATTCCAGCAATACCTTTAGCTGTCTTTGATGCTTTTTCTGGATCTATTAAAAAACCAGTTATAAATTGACAAATTTTTATTACTGCGGTTGCAACTAATAAAACAGCAGGTGTAAGTAATCCTAATGCTATTCCTCCTGCAATTAAAGCCGCAATAGCAATCCCTACTTGTGGTCCACTAAGAGCCAAAAGTCCAACTCCTGCTGCTCCCATTACTCCAGCCGCAAGTAAAGTATATAATAATATTATTCCAGTAGATTTAATTATTCCAGCAATACCCTTTGCTATTTTTTCTGCTTTTTCTGGAGTCATTCCAAAAATACTAAGAATTTTATCACTAATCCATACTAATGTAGTTCCAAGTAATAAAACAGCTGGAGATAATATTGCAATTGCCGCTGCTCCAGCTAAAATATCTTTTGCTACGCTTTTAATTCCAGCACTTCCGCCAAATTTTTTCATTATTCTTCCAATACCATACAATGCGGATGCAGCTATAATAGTTTCTACTATTATAATTCCAGTAGAAGTAATTATACTAGTAACTGTAGACGCTATCTTTTTAGCTCTTTCAGAATCCAACCCCAAAAGACTAGATATTCCTGCTCCTAATTTTAATATAATCGTACCAACAGTAATAATACCCAAAGCTAATATTGTTATTGCAGCAGCTCCATATAATAAATCGCTTCCTATAGATCTAGCCTTATTCCAATCTATTTTAAAACCTCTTGGAGGCATACCAGGCATTTTCTCAAGACTACTAGGAGATTGTAATGTTTGTTGACCTGCACTTTTAGATTCAGAACGTTTTCTAAAAAAGCTAGAAATTTTATCAATTATTCCAGATTCTGATCCTTTATTTTTATCTTCTTTAGATTTCTTGGAAAAAATACTATCAATCAGTTTATTAATTGGTCCTTTATCATAATGTTTACCAATTGTTAACAAACCAGAACTTCTTAAAAAACTAAGTAAACCAAATATAGAAAAAATATATGTCGAAAAGCGCGCAATAAATTTCAAAGAAAAAGTAATAGAATTAAGCGCACCAATTGTAAATTTCATAAAATCTTGTTCTGCAACATTTTTACCAGCATTTATTTGATCTAATGCATTTTTCATTGAAAGTTTCATTTGATCTTTTGCTGTTTTTTCATTAGACTGTTTGGTTGCTTCAGAAATTTTAGATATTTCTTTTAAAACATCTTGAATTTTAACATTACCAGCCAAAGCCCCTTCCATACTTTTAGAAATAGAATCAAATGTTTTTTTATCTAAACCTTCTATTTTAACACCAGATTCTATAGCAAGACTTAACTCTTGTTTAATGCTTCCTTTTTTCTTTTCCCAAATTTTTGATAATTCTTTTTGAGCTTCAGCATCAGACATTCTATTACTACCAGATAGACTCTGTAGTTTTTGTATTCTCTCCACTTGAGATTCTAAATCAGCCATAGATGCTGAAGCTTCTGATGCCAAGGTATCTTGAAGTTGTTTTATTTTTCCCTGTATTTCACCTTTTTTAATTTTATCTGATGTATTTTGTAATTCTCTTTGTAGATCTTTAATTTGATTTGCCGCCCCTTCACCAGTAGATTTCATCTTTTCATTAAAAGCAATCATAGAATTTTCTAGTTCTTTCCAGCCTTTTATTTTCCCTCCACTAAATAAATTTACCATACGGTCTCTATTAGGATCATTTTTGAATCTATTATACAAATAACTCATAGTATCTTCAAAAGCCTTAGATAAAACCTTTGGATCTGACATTGATCCAAGAGCTTCAGATCCCTGTTTTTTAAGTTTACTTAAAACCATAACCCCTAAAATTCCAGAATTTTGTAAACTATTATTAAAATTATCAAAACCACCTGTAAATGTATTTAACAAATCTCCTGCAACCTCAGACGCTCCTTTCATCTTATCTAATCCAGCCATTAGATTTGTAAATTCTAAAACAGCCCTTGCGCTTTCTCCAGCAACTCTTCTCATATTTTCATATATATTTTTTACACCTTCTTGTATTGAAAAAACCTTTTTAGCAGACATATCCAAATTTTTAGACACATCAGATGTTCCTCTTATTATAGATGTAACCTGACTACCTGTCATTTTTAAATCATATGCCATATTTCCAGTTTTGTCTACTAATTCTTCAAATGTCATATTAAGCTCTGTAGCACTTATAGCAGATGTTTTCAATAAACCAGATTGAGTCTTAAGATTTCCTATTCCTTTTTCATATAATGCGGTTTGAGCTTTTGCGGCCGAAACCATATCTACCATTCCTTTAGACTCTTTAACTATATGATTAGCTCTTTCAATCAACTGATTCGTTATTTGTTTTTGAGAATTAACTAATCCACCCATTGCAGTTCCAGTTCTTTGAGTAATCTGCTGAAACTCCATAGAACGACTAATAATAGCTCCGAACGACATAATACCAAGCCTTGATGCAACAGTAGATATGGCATGTGCAGCTAGCTCAAAACCATCTTTCATTTTAGATAATCTCTTATCTAATTCTCTAGATTCTTTATTAAGAGACCTAGTTGATTTATCAAGTACATCATAAGCATCTTTAATATTTTTAGGATTAATAATACCTTTTTCTATTTTTTCTTCCATAAATTTAATGTATGAATTCACATTTGATTTAAGTCTTTTTAATCTTTCTATATCTCCTTTACCTGATTCTATCATTACATCTTCTAAATTTTTAATTTGAATAATTAAATGTCTAAAATCTTTAATAATACCTGTAAACTGTTCTCTATACTCTCTTAAAATTTCAGGATTAATTTTTTCATCTTGTTTTTTAGATTCATTTAAAATATCTTGTTCAGTTGTAGTGCTTTTTGGAGGAACAGTACTTGAAACAGGGGTAGAACTTGGAATAGGTGTAGTGCTTGGAGCAATGTTGGGTTGACTTTCTTGGGTTTTTACCTTTGATGTTGTAGATATATTATTAATAGCAGATACTAACTTATCAGTTAATTTAACCAATAATCCTTTTAAATCAACAATAGGTTCATTTATATCTTTTGTTATTTTTTCAAATAAATTTTTTTCATGCTCTTCTGCAAATTTCGATGAATCTGTTATTATTTTTTTTATATCAGATATATCTTTTTCTAAATTCGTTAAAATAGGAGTTGATTTTGATTTATCTTCTTTTAAAGGGCTTATAAATTCAGAAAATAAATCTCTTAAAGTCTGATTATCCAAACCAGACACTTCTAATGGTTTTTTAGAAACATCTTTTGGTTCATTTGCCATAAATAGTATATATTTGGATTTAAAAATTAAAGATTAGAAAATATTTTCTTACTCCCAAATAACGCTAAACCATCTTATAGATTGATTTTATTTGTTTAGCATAAATTATATATTAATTAACATTTAAAAAATAACAAAAAATTATTTATTCTCACCTAGAATATCATTTAATATTTGCGGTTGTCTATTTAATACTTGTTGATTAACAGCATTTCTTATTCTTAACATTTCTTGTTGAGAATAATTTCTTATAATAGAAAGGGATTGAATCACTGCTCTCCAGTTTATTTTTTTTGCATTTATAATTCCATAAATCTTATAAGTTCTAAATGCTTTTTTAATATAAAATTGATTTTTAATAACAGTATAATTAAAAGATCTATTTCCACCCCATCTATTTAATAATGCTCTAAATACAGGAAACGTTAAATAATGAAGATTTAATCCTCCTATTCTTCCATCGTTTGTTAATCCAGTGCTTATTATAACTGGATATGGATCGTGTTTAAAAAAAGAATAATTAAAAGATATAACTTCCCCAGCAACAACGTTATTGGAATTAATAGTAAATATATTTTGTACTAAATCTGGAACCTTTTTTAAAAATAAATCAGCCATAATTCTTATTTATATAATAATAGGAGATATTTATGGATAATTATTTAATAAAAAACGATGAAGAAAAACAAATTGAAGTAAAAAATGAAATAGAAAATAATGTTGGAGATATATTTTCAAATGATGATATGAAAAATATGCTACGTAATATAATAAAAGAATGTGATGATAACAGAAAAGAGGCATTAGATTCATATTATATATTTAAGGATATGATATTAAATAGTGGAGATTTTGATTCATCTAGTTCTACAAAAGAACAATTAGCAATATTATTACAAACAGCTCAATCTTCAAGTGATTCTAAAATAAAACTATTCGAGTCAGTATTAAGAGCAAAAATAAAGCAACAAGTAGAAAGAGACAAATCAAAATCTAAACAAAGCGGAATATTTGGAGGATTAGATAGAAGATCGTTATTAAAAGCATTAGATGAAACTAAAGACTTTTTAGAATTAGATATAGAAGAAAAACAAGAAGAAATAAAAAATATTAATGAAAATCAAGAATTTTCAATTAAATCTGGGGATTTTTAATTATTAAATAATATATAGTTTTATAATATTTTATGAGTCTGGAGAAGTAATAATGAAAAGATATGTCATAAGCTCTTGGATTGATCAAACAAAAAATCCGTTTATAGAACATTATCCTATGATGGAAGCTCCAATAGATCAACCTATTCCAGAACCAGATACTTTTCAAGGAACAGATCAACAAGATATTCCTCAAGAAATAGAACCTTCACAAGAACCTGATATACAAAATAATCAAAAAATAACAAATCAACCTCAAATATCACAAAATCCAACACAAAATGATTATTATGATAATAATGAAACAGAAGACGAAGAACCAATAATTGATTTTGAAGTAGAAAAAATGGATTATATAAGATTATCCATAAATCAAAAAAACGATGAAATGATGGATAAACTCATTCAAATGAGAGATATAGAAGATTTAACTCCAGGACAATATAAATTTATAGAAGATAATATGCAAATATTATCCCTATCTAGAGATATAGATTTTGGAGATTGTAAAAAAAAGATTTATAAATCAATAAAATCTCAATTTGAATCATTAATACAAGGACAAGAAGAAACAGAAGATCAATATCCTGAAGAACAATATCCAAAAGAACCTTATCAAAATATTAAACAAGAAATTCCACAAGATATTCCAGAAGAACCAAAGACTAGTAACCAACCAATGGATATGGAAAATATCCCAGGACAAGAAGGACAACCAGAAGTCTCTTCATATAATGCTGCATGGAATTTAAAAGGAATATTGTTAAAAGAAGCTCCTGAAATAGAAATTCCAGATTTACCTGGACCTGATAATGTTCCATCTGTTCCTGGAGGAGATTCTATTTCTGGAACAGAAGTATTACAAATTATATCAGATGAAATAGAAAAATATAATGAAATTAATAATGTATTTTTAAAATTACCAAGTTTTTATTCTATGAAATCTGATTTATTTAGAAAAATAATATGTTCATTAACAAACGGAATACAGGTAGGATCTGGTGGAACATTAGAAGATATATTTATTCCTATATCTGAGGGAGGAGACGGAATAAAAGTTTGTACTAGAATATATACAGATTTTGGAAATATACAAATAGGAAAATGGTCTATAAAGTATAATGATCCAGAAAAATATTTATCAGAATCAGAATTAGAAAAATTAAACTATTCAGGTTCGCCAGAAGAAAAAGAAGTATTAAGGAAAAGGGTTATTATAGAATCTATAGCAGAAAATTTTAAAGATAAAGTATATATTGTTTTTATAACAAACCCAAATACTGGAGAAATACATCAAATAGGATTTAATTTTTCTAATTTAGTAAGAGATGGATGGAAAAACGGATATATTTCTGTTAGCTTCAAAGCAAATGTTGGAAAAGGAGAAGCTGGCGTAAAGATAGATGGAGAATTAATAGATCTACAAAATATAGAAATAGAATTTATTAAAGAAAATCCAGACAAAATAGATAAAGAGGGAAGACCAATAAAAGATTATATTGAATTAATGAATCTTACAAATGGATATTTATATCTTTCTATAATAAGAGAAGAGTTTGATAATTTAATTAATGTTTCTCAAAATGGAATATTTTATAAAAACAAACAATTTGACCAAGGAAGAGAAGAATTGTTAAAAATACAAAGATGTATCCCTGATATTAAAGAAATTTTATTAAAAAAATGCTAAGAAGGATAATATGAAGCTTATAACTTTTAAAGAATTTATAGAAGAAGATAAAGACATAAAAAGTAATAATGATAAACTAGAAAAAGTATATAGATTACTTTCTTCTATTAATAATTTTAGAGTTTCAAAATCTATAGATGAATATCTTCCTAATTCATATTTATTTGTACAAATACCAATAAATTCTAAATTTAAAGAAGATTTTAAAAAAATAAATCTTGGAATAAGAATATATGTAATTAATAAAAAACTAAGTTTCAGGCTTCAAAATGGATTTAAAGGAAATCAAATAGGTCCAGCAAAACAAATAGAATTTCAAGAAGAAATAGAAAATATGATAGATAAAGGAAAAACAGAAGACCAGGCTTATAATGAAATATTAAGAAATTTACCAAATAAATTAAAAAGATTCATGCAAGATGTTTATTCTAATATATTAAAAAAATATAATAATAAAAACATTGATCAAAAAGATATGGAAATAGAAAGAAATATTATAACAAGTATGTGGAATAACTTAGATTTAGATCTTAAATTATAATTAAAATAATTAAAAAGCGCCTGTAGGAGTCGAACCTACTATCTTGAGTTTATGAGACTCACGTATGATTCCGTTCTACCCAGGCGCAATAATTACCTTTTTAACTTTCGATTCTTATTAAATTCATAAACCTCTTCAATTGGAATAATTTTTGCAACATTTTTTCTTCTTTGTTTTTTAATGTTTTCTATTACATCTCTTATATAATTATCCATACTTAAACATTCTATTACGTCGCTTAATTTTTCATGATCTTTAATAACTAATATTGGATATATAAGACATTTAAATTTCGATGATAATTGATTTTCTGAAATTACAATCTCGGCGTCTTCTACCGAATCAAAAACTTGCTCTTTGAAAACGGATATATTTGTAGGTATTTTGATAATATTGTCTAATAATATAATAACATACTTTTTCAATATAGGATAATTATTTACCATATAATCCATATTAATATATTCATTATCAATATCATTATTATTAAAATCAAAATAAATCGATTTTTTTTTCAACAATTTCTCCATTTTACAAATACTTACAATGAATATTAATAAAAACATGGAACAAAAACATAATAATAGAAAATATAAAAATAAAAGTTCCTTGAGATTTCTTTTCTTCTTTGCTCATACCATATATTCCAAATATTATACCAAGAAGTGGAATAAACATAGATCCAATAATTATACCAATAACAGACGCTATACCCCATTTTCTAGGAATTATAGATTTTCTACCACAAGCTGTACAAATCAAAGCATTATCGTCTGAAAACTTTCCACCACAATGAATGCAATACATTTTTGTCCTCCTTTATTCTTCTATTATAAATTTAGGATCATCTTGTCCTAACATTTTTCTTATCATATTTCTTCTGGATGCATTGGTCCCTGCACATTCTCTAACATCGGGTAAATCTTTTCTTTTAACTCTTCCGCAATTTTTACATATAACATATGTTTTATTTTTATCTTTATCTTTATAATAAAATATCCATTCGCATTTTTTCTTATCTTCAATATCAACCATCATACTCTCTTTTAAACCAACCACACTGAATATTATTCATTATAATAATATGAAACAACTCAAACCCTTGTTTTCCTAAATCATTTATTTCATTTTCTCTAATAGTTGCTGTAATTTCATTATTTTTTTCCTCTAATGTTTCTAAAGAAATAAATTTATATTCAAATCTTTTCAAATGATTTCCTTTACTATTCTTAATAAATCAGTATAATTTTTAGCCACTTTATATTTACCACTATAGTTTTTATTCCAAGGTTGTGAAAATAATATCTTATTATCTGAAATATTTCTTTCTATATTTCTAATATCATCATCTACAAATATATCCATATAACATCTTTCTTTATCTTGTGTTAAAATAGTAGTTTTAAATAAATCAGGAAAATGCTTTTTTACCCATTTTATTTTATCAGAATATGTTATTGGAGAAAAAGAAGATGGTTTAGATATAAACCACACTTTCAATCCTAAATTTAATAAATTATTTATAAGAAAAGTTGATCCATTATATGATTTAAGATTATAAAAATATCCCTCCTTTCCATATATTTTTCTTATTTCATCTATCTTATCAGGAAATTGTTTTTCTAAATTATAATCTTTAATAGAATCGTAATCTACTCCTAATTTTTTACAAATAGGAGACATAAAATCCACTATAACACCATCCATGTCTAAACCTATATGTTTCATTTATAATATGGAGCGATCGGGAGGATTCCAACCCCCATCTTCGCTATGGATAAGCGATGTGTTAATTTACACCACGAACGCAATATTACTCCCATTCTATTATAGAATCTAAAACTCCAATTTCCTTTAAATATTTCTCTATATCAAATGTAGACATCCATTTCCAACCCAATAAATATTCATCAGTTATAGTTATAACCCAACGATTTCTATCTTTACTACCATGATTTAAAATCTTCTTTATTTGATTTTCATTTAAATCACTTAATTTAATTTTAAAATTATTTTTCATAACGCTTAATTAATAATTTATTTAATTCTTCAATATCTCCTTTAAATTCATATTTATTAGGACATAATTTTGAAAAACCATTTGATTCTAAATTCTCTCTAATACTAAAATCTGGAACCCTTTTATATTCACAAGGATAAGCTTCACTTATAGTATATATAATATTTTTAAAAGTTATATCATCTATATCAGCAATTTCACCATCAATCATTAAAATTGTTTTTGCTTTATTTTTTTCTATAATTTTATTTATTATTTCTATAATCATAGTTTTTAAATTATTAACTATTAATTATTTTTCCTATATAATAAATAAAACATTCATTACAATTTCTTGTAACAAACATATAATTTTTAATTGATGAAAATATCATATTAATAATATCATAATTAATTGATTTTATAGAATTTAAATCACTAAAATATTGTTTTCTTGTAATATCAAATAAACTATCACATGTTTTATCTTTATTATATAAATTCCTCAAAATCTGACCACTATTTATTTTTATTAATAATGGATTTTTAAAAATATTTATATTAATATCATATTCCTTATATATTTTATATAAATTCTTTGTTATAAAAACACATTTTTTTAATATCTCATTACAATAATATAATGTTGCAATTGTTGGATCTAAACTATAAATAGATTTTGTATTAATTAAATATTCATTTGAAACATCGCCAATATTAATATTCATAAACTCAATATTTTCATATATATTTCTTAATTCTGGAAAAAAATTAATAATACCACTTTCATCTACTATATGACTTAAATTACTTTTTATTACAATATTATTAGATATCAAATTCAATTTTTGTAATAAAACTATAATTTCAATATATTTTACTATTGCTAATAATGCAACTTCATTATTATAACTTCCTATAATAAAAATATCTGACTTATATTTATCTTTACTTTCATTTTCGTTATAAATAAATCCATCTAATATTTTGCTACATTTAAATTCAACATTTTGTTGTAATTTATCATAAAAATCTTTTCCAAAACCAATATAATATTGAAAATCTTTATAATTAGAAATATCATCTAATGACTCTAATAACCAACAAGCTAAATACACTTTTTTATTTGCATTAATTTTATTATTATTATATAATTCTAAACTATCACAAAATAATACATCATATGAATCATTTTTATCATTTCTAATATCTAATAAACCACAATTAATTAAAAATAATTCCATTAACTTATTATTTAATAATAAATATGTTTTATTTTCCATAATAATAATATATATAAATTTTTATAATAATTTAAATTTTTTTATAGGTCTATTTGGAATCATTGTTTTATAATTTTAATATTAAATTTATAATCAATTAAACATATACACAATTAACACATTATTTTAATACAAGATTTAATTATAATTATAATTTTAAAAAATAAGTTTTTATATTTTTTATATTAAAAAACTTGTCAAATTCATTAAAATAATTATAAAAAATATCCAATCTTTTTAATAAAAATGAATCATTTATATTGCAATTTCTATGTCTTGTTTTAAAATATTTTGTATATTTATTTATACCAGCGAAATGTAAAAAATATTTATTACAAATATCTTTTACAAAAGCCAAACCTCCAATTAATTTTATATAACATATATTTAAGTATTCGAATGGAATATTGATTCTATGAAATATAATATTAAAAATATCTTTATCACCAAAAAATATATGAAAATAAAAATCAGATCTCTTTATTATATATAAAGACAATAACATTGGTAAGTAATGATATTTTTTATTTATGTAAACTTGTCCGACTTCTAATGTTGGAAAATTATCATTATATTCAACATTTGAAAATTTCCATATTTGACTTTTATGACTAAAACTTAATCCTCCTATTATATTATTATTAAAATCATATAATTTTCCATCATTCCAAAATATGCATTTATATTTTTTATATTCTTCTAATTCGAACAGGTTTTCTGGATTAACAAGAGGAAAACTATCAACATCTAGTTGTATAACTTCTTCAAATTTGCTATAAAACATTGCATAATTTTTAATCATCCATCCTCTAAATCTATGACAAATAAATTTTATATCTAAACATTCTCTAAACTCTATATTTAATGAATTAAAATATGACAAGAACTTGTTTTTTATATCATTATCTATTTCATCTGGATAACTCCATATTTCTATAGGTAAATTAATATTCAGGTCTTTTAGTATATTTAATTGAATATATAATAAATAATAATGATTTCTTCCACAAGATATAACTATTCCTCTACCTTTCCAATTCTCTTTGTACTCTATATTTCTACATATTTCTATTTCTCTATCTAAATTATTAATTTCATTTAATACAACATTTTCTGGAAAAATATAAAAAGAACTATAAATTTTATTAATACTATTTTTATATTCATTAAAATTTAAGTTTAAAAAATTATACATTATAAATTTATAAAATTATTTAATAAAAACAATTTTTTATTATTAATAAATTTATTAATAATATTTCTTTCAATATCCCAAAGATGTATTTTAGAATGATTATGTTGTTCATTATAATAATGACCACTTTTACCAAAATCAAATCCACAAATATATATATTATCAAATTCATTATTTAAAAACATAAAATATAAAATTGTCATAATACCAGTACTTAAAGAATATACTTTTCCATTTATATTAAAATTAATATTTGGATTTAATTCTTTGATTAAATTATTTATTTTATTTTCATGTATTAAAAACAATTTATAATAATATTTTTCTTTAATTTTATTAAAACTGATATCATTATTAATTTTAGTTTCATTAACTATAAAAATAATAATTTTATCTACAATATCAAAGAATTTAAATATATTAAAATTTTTAAAAATATGATCGTATCTAATACTTATTATGTTTGTTTTATGTCCAACTTTATTATAATAACCATCTAATACAAAATTATTTATTCTACAAATACAGTTGAATTTATCTATTATGATCCCATAATTATTCTTTATATTTCCATTTCCTACTATAACAATATTTTTCATAAACATTATTATTTTAAAATATTATTTTAAATAAATAAAAAAAATACATTAAATACTATTATATAACATATGAATAAAATTAATTTAAATAATTTTATTATTAAAATAGATAATTATAATTATTTTAATACTTTTACGAAAAAAATTTTAAACATAAACGATAAAATTGAAAATTTTAATAAATTTTATTTTTTAAAAAACCAATCTATAAATCTTGTTTATAAACATTTATTTAAACCTATCAGTAAAATAAAAATTAGTATAATACCAACATTTAAATGTAATTTATCATGTGATCACTGTTATGTTAAAAATAATATAATTGATATAAATATCAATGAAAATATAAAAATTAATTCAAATAATATAAAATTATTTGTAAAAAAAATATTAAATAAATATAATATTAATAATATAGATTTATCATTTACTGGCGGCGAGTGTTTATTAAATTATGATTTGTGTAATAATATATTAATTAAATTAAAAAAGTTTCTTAAAAGTAATAAAATAAAATATTCTTCGGCAATAGCAACAAATTTATATATAGATTTAGATAATTATATTATTAATTTTTTAAAACAACTAGATAAGATAATGATAAGTGTAGATGGACCAGAATATATACATAATAATCAAAAAAAATCATATTTTAATAATGAAAACTCTTTTAGAAAAACAATACAAAATATAATTATATTACAAAAACACATCAATATAAATAAAATATATGTTCAAGGAGCTATTACTAAAAACGATCTTTTTAATAAAAATGTAATTTATGATTTTGTTTATATAATGAAAAAATTAAATATAAATGAAAACAATTTTTCTATAGGACACAGGTGTCCAACAAATATAAATGATGATAATTATGAAATAGATTTAGAATATTTTAAAAATCATTTTTTTAAATTAAAAATCGGCCCATATTCATATTTTAATAGATGTTGCGGTTTTAGGTATATGTCAAATTTTATTATTTCTCCAAACGGAAATATATCTACAAATTATCATGATATAAATAATTCTATTATAGGAAACTTAAATTCTACAATAAATGAATTAGAAATTAATTATAAAAAATATATACTAAATAATATGCCAGTTTTAAAAGACGAAAGTTGTATGAATTGCCCAGCTCTTAATTATTGTTGGGGAAAATGTTTTATATATAGCAAATATCTATATAAAAACAATCCATCTAAATATTGTGATAGAAAAAAAATAATCAATTTATTAAAAAAAAGCATAAAAAATAAATATAGAAGGATAATAAATTGAAAATAGATACAAAAAATTTTTTAATTAAAATTCATAATAATATATATTTCAATACGTTAAATAATAAAATTTATAAAAAAGAAAATGGAATTATATTTAAAAACATTAATGATTTTTTAGAAAATATAAAATTTTTTGATATTTTTCAACATATTAATATTACTATTATACCAACATTTAGATGTACCCTAGAATGCTCTCATTGTTTTATAAAACAAAATTTAGTAAAATATAATGAAAAAGAAAATATAAATTTAAACAGAAACAACATTATTAAATACATACATTCTTATAACCAATCATATAAAATTAAAAGTATTAATGTTGTTTTTGTTGGCGGAGAGCCTCTTATAAACTATGAATTATGTAATAATATATTAGATGAATTGATAATTTTTTGCAAAAAAAATAATATCAAATTAAAATCTAGTGTTTCTACTAGTTTATTTATTAATATAAACCATGATATTATTAATTTTTTAAAAAAAAATAATAGTATTATGATAAGCGTAGACGGAAATGAAAATTCTCACAATAATCAAAGAAAAAGTAATGATTCATATATAAATAAAAATCCATTTAAAAAAACAATAGAAAATTTAAATGAAATAATTAAATATATAAGTATTAAAAACATTTCAATAAATTGTTCCTTGAGTAATAATTTTTTAAAAAATAAAAATATTATAGATGATGTTAATTACATAATGAATTTCTTGAAAATAAAACAATATAAAATACACTCAATATGTCCTGTAAATAAAAAAGACAAAGAGTATTTTAATAATAAAAAACTTTTTATAAAAGGATTTAATGAAAAAAAGTTTAATAATAAAAGTCATTACAGGTGGTGTTGCGGTTTTAGGTATATGTCAAATTTTATTATTTCTCCAAACGGAAATATATCTACAAATTATCATGATATAAATAATTCTATTATAGGAAACTTAAATTCTACAATAAATGAATTAGAAATTA